TTTTGGAGGGTAGAATCAGATTCGAACTGATGACATATAATAGGGTTGCGGCCTATCGTGTTAAGCCTCTTCACCATCTACCCATATGGCACACCGTAAGAGACTCGAACTCCTAACCTATCGCTTAGAAGGCGATTACACTATCCTATTGTGTTAACGGTGCATAATGGCGACTTGCACAGGATTTGAACCTATAAGTCTTTGGTTTCGTAGACCAATATTTTATCCAGTTAAACTAGCAAGTCATTGGTGCGCCGTACAGGAGTCGAACCTGCCTAGACGGATTAAAAGTCCGCTGCATTACACCGATTTGCTAACGACGCATATATTTAATTTTTGTTTATGACACTTACATTTTCGCCTCATATGCGTCATCCTCCTTTTATAATCATTAAACTAATATACTCTGCTCTGGGGTGACATGTGGGACTTGAACCCACGAGTAATAGGGCCACAACCTACTGTGTTAACCATCTTCACCAATGCCACAGCACAGTATACTAGTTTTATTTTTGGTATCCCTAGTGGGATTCGAACCCACAAAATTTTGTTTCTAAGACAAACACGTCTTCCTATTGCGTCACAGGGATATTTGGCGGTTCCGATGAGAATTGAACTCACGACACCGATGTGACAGACCAGCATTATAACCACTTAACTACGGAACCATGGTGGACCTGAGGGGACTCGAACCCCTGTATTGAAACCCATCCATTTGACTTTCTACATGTTATCTTATTTTATTATACTAATTAAGCTACAAAATAAGAAAAATAGACTCAATTAGATATAGGCCCCATCCCTATATTCATTTTGGTTATGAAATTGAATTACTAACTACCTATAACCTGTCAGTAGGGTTCATTGTCTAATGGTTTCTAATTAGACTAAAGCGAATGCTCTAGGAGCGTTCATTGCAGCAACAGCTGCTAAATTAACTGATTTTGCGTTTATTTCTAAGCCTCGACGTTGTTAACCCGGTCTACCGGACATGCTTACCATTTTTCAAGACTCCAAGCGAATCCAAAAACAAGCCCATTTTAACTTGGTGGAAATAGAAGGATTTGAACCTACGGCCAATGCCTTATCAAGACACTGCTCTACCTCTGAGCTATATTTCCATATTAAACATAGGCTGTTCCTCAAACTCCATTTAACCTTATTTGCAAGCCCAAGCATGTCGCATTGGAACTCTTCTAGCACCTATGTTATTTATTATTTTATGGCGGGAATTACAGGGCTCGAACCTGTGACCTAAGGATTAACAGTCCTTCGCTACTACCTACTGAGCTAAACTCCCATTTGGTGGAGATAGTCGGGCTTGAACCGACGACATCTAGCTTGCAAAGCTAGCGCTCTCCCAGCTGAGCTATACCCCCATTTTATTTGGTGCCCCGAGAGGGATTTGAACCCTCAATCCTTTCGGCAGAGGATTTTAAGTCCTCCGTGTATACCATTCCACCACCAGGGCATGTGGTGGTCCCGAGTGGAATTGAACCACTGACACAAGGATTTTCAGTCCTTTGCTCTACCTACTGAGCTACAGAACCATGGTGCCATCTATAGGATTCGAACCTATAACTTCTTGCTTGTAAGGCAAGCACTCTCCCGTTGAGTTAAGAAGGCATTTTTTGGTCGGAGTAGAAGGATTCGAACCTACGACTTCTAGTTCCCAAGACTAGCGACCTAACCTACTGGCCTATACCCCGATTATGGTGACCCGTACTGGACTCGAACCAGTCATCTCTGCCGTGAAAGGGCATTGTATTAACCAACTCTACTAACAGGCCATTTTATTTGGTGGATGCTCAAGGGTTTGAACCTTGGACCATCCGGTTATGAGCCGGAAGCTCTGACCAGCTAAGCTAAGCATCCATAATTTTATATAAGAGCCGACCTTAAGCCGGTCAACTGTTGGAACTATATAAAATATATAGCTTAGGTTTCTAACTGAACCTGCAATATCTAAAATTTACACCTTTTGGACATAATATGAAAAACTGAACCGTTTATTTGAAGGACGGTGTAAATGATACGCCTTTTTTGGCACAGGTTAAAGGATTCGAACCTCTACTTTCGGTTTTGGAGACCGCTATGCTGCCGTTAACATCAAACCCATATATTTTCGCCATACATACTGCAGTTATGTATAGCTAAAAGAATGGTACGTCACCCCGACCCTCCTAAAGAGCTCCTTTTTAATACCCTAGGTATAATTGCTGCTATACCCTAACAACCACTAAACTATTCCCAGAGTGTCGGTAGACTGATTCGCTTAGCTCAGTCGGGCATTACTTTCTTTATGGACGAAGCTAGACCATGTTTGTTATCGCCAAAACACTTCGGTATCTTCTTGATACAATTTTATTATACCCTTATATTTTTATATGTCAAGTATTTTTTAAATCTTTTTTTCTTTTTCTGTATTCTCTTACTAATTTAGCATGATGTTCCTTAGAAGGTTTATATTTATACCAATTCTGGCGATTAAATTCATTACAGGCTAAACGATAATCATCATCAATGACTTTTCGTATAGTTTTAGGATGAACATTAAACTTCAAACCTAAATAAGTATAATTAGTATATCCTAATCCCCACAATCTTATTATTTCTTCTCTATCGCTATCTGTTAATTTGCGTCTTAAATCATTATTTATCGGCATATTAATCCAACTCCTCTATATGTTTTAACCAATCCTCGAATTTTATTTTTTCAAATAAAACCTCATCTAAATAATCAACCTTGAATCCTTTTAATAATTCCTTCTTTTCCTCAAAGGTTGCTCTTGAGTATAAATCTTTATAGTCTAAATAAAATTTTTGAATGCATTTTTCCATACTATATAATCTGTCAGGATTATCAATAAATTTTTGAGTTTGAGCCTCATAGTAAATTCTATATAAGCCATTTGCAACATTAACTATCGCATATCTTACCAAACCTCTACTCATAAATTCCTTAACAAGTTCATAATAGCATGTTACCAAAGTTTCAATGGTATCTAAAATAAAATTTGTCCATTTTCTTGTAGTTGAATTTTTATTATTACACCACATGTAGTAGCAATTATCTACATATTTAATATTAGTCCCAATAGTAAGGGCCAAGGCATTAAAATACACATCCTCATGAAGTGGTACCTGTGGGCTAAATCTAATATTATTTTCAATTAAATAACTTCTTCTATACACCTTACCATGATTAAATGTTTTATCTTTTTTACGATTATAATATATTGTGTTTCCGTAAATATTTTCTAGCTCTTCCTTAAACCACGGTACTAACACATCAAATCCCATTATTCCTGATTCCATAATTTCATTCATATATTGGAATATAGTGTAAATACCAACAGCTGAGAAAAACATATCGTCATCATCGCAAAACATTACATATTCAGCTTCACTTTCGTCAAGTGCTCTATTTCTAGTTTCACTTATACCCTTATGCTCAGCCTTAACATATTTAATATCAAATTTATATTTTTTCAAGAAATCATCACTTAAAATAACATCGGTTCCGTCATTAACAATTATAACGCCTATGTCATCAAAATTGATTCCTTGCTGTAAAGCAATACTATCTAGCAATTTACTTATTACAGTTTCATCTTCTTTATATTGTGGTATCAAAATATCTAGCTTTTTCATAGAACCTCCTAATGTGCCTAGTATACAGTTCTATTATAACAAAAAAGGGCTGCCTAAGCAACCCCTGTTTTTTTAATACTATTCTACGTCAGTTGATGTAGAAGTTTTTACTTCCTTAGCAGCTGTTGAAGATGTAGCAGCAGATACTGACTTAGCATCAGAACCACCATTTACAGCAGTGTAGATAGCATATCTCTTGTTGTCCATTACGAATACGTCATGGTAAACACGAGCATATAATGCATATCCATCTTGGCCTGTAGCAGCTAATGCAACATCACCAGAAAGAATCTTAACCTTATTGTACTTAACAACATGCATTACTGCACTCTTAGCACATAAGATAAAATGGATTTCTTCAGATGCAACAGCAGCACCTGCAGTAGCATCCCAATAACCGAATGCATAACCAGCTCCACTATTAGTTACAGTAGTAAACTTAGTTCTAAATCTTTGAGGAGGCACAACAACGATTTGACGTCCTTCATACTCAGTAAGAGTGAATTTAACGTTCTTATCGTAATCAGATTGCATTAAGTAACGAGCTAACTCAGTAGTATCGTTTCTTAAGTAATTGAAGAATTTTGCTGATACGAATAAGATTTGGTCTTCAGCAGGAATTTCATGTTCATCAAAATATAAGAATGCAGCATTAACAGCTTCTAAAGCGTTAGCCTTAGTAATAGCAGCTGGATTACCACTTCCACCATAAGTAACATAGTTTCCTAAACCACTTCTTGTAGTACCATCAGCTAATGTAATTGTTTCACTTGATGCTGAACAGTAGTCAGCTAATTTTGAGAAACAGTAAGCATCAACTTCAGGAATCATTACTGTTCTTGAAATTTCAGTAGTTGCTGCTCCTAAAACTAATCCATCTGTTTCTTCGTTATCGAAGTATTCGATTGGATATGCAGCTGCTCTATCCATAGCAATTGTAAATTCTTCCCATGTTAAACCAACATTTGAAGCTTGGTAACCATAACCTAAATTGCCCATGAATTGTTCATTTCCAGCTTTTTGTGCTACTCTAGCATCACCAGCATTATTTCTGTAGTAGTTCTTTAAACCACCAGCATTAAATTTAGCAATTTTAACAGTTTTTGTACCTGTCCATTGTACATTTACGCCTTCTTTACCATCTAGTAATGAAGAACGAGATTCTTGTTTGTAAACCTTATCCCACGCAGCTGTGGAATACTTAGTAATTAACGCAATATTATTTGGCATTTTTCTTTTCTCCTATATTCTATATTTTTTCACAGAATACAGACGCCAATTCTTATATTATTTCCGTTTAACAATTAATTGCCGAATAGCTTCATAGCTCTTTCTTTTTCTTCAGATTCGTCTTCTTCGCCGTCATCAGATTTTTCTTCTTTCTTTTCGACACTTTCAGACTCTTCTTCATCTTTTCCGTCAGTCTCTTTGGCTTCTTCAACCTCTTCTTTATCTACGCCCTCAGCAGGCTCTTCAGTCTCTTCATAACCTTTTTTCTTTTGGTCCTCAGGAGACATTGCTTTAAATTCATCAGTTAAGTGATAACCCATAAGATTAACGACGCCGTCTAATTCTTCAAAAGTTAATTCATCATTTTGGAACATTTTATAGAATGCTCCAAGAATATCTTCTTCTGAATGTCCTTCAGCCTTTAATTGTTCAATTGCTTTTTTTCCTTCATCTAAAGTCATTTTGATTACCTCGCAATTTTTATTTTATACCAAACATCTTCATAATGTCATTCTCTTCCATATCAACCTTAGTCTCAGGAGCATTAGAGCCTAACTTACGAATTGTTGCTGGTTGAGCAGGAGCTGCCTTACTTGGCTTTGTTCCTTCAGCAAATTGTTCTGCCATATCTGGTGTTAATTCCTTTGCAGGTTCTTCAGCACCAATAGCAGCTGTATTTTGCCATTCAGGATGTGTGGCCATTTCAGCTTGAATATTATCAACTGTAATATCCATACCCTTGCTTCCTAATATAGCTTTGACGTCGCCCCAACGGCTTGTAACAACGCCACTCTTTAATAAAGCATTTTCTGCAGCTACGTCACCATATTTTCCGTTTAAGCTTGTGTACTCATCGTTTAATATGTCATAGCCTTGTCCTTTTCCAAAAATGTCATTCATTTCGTTGTCGTCGTTAACACCATAACGTTCATATAGTTCCTTCATGGCAGAAAGTCTACCTTCCTGTCTTGCTTTTCCCACAAGTTCGTTTACTTGGCTTTGAGTTAACATTTTTTCAGTCTGTTCGACGTTTTCAGGTTCTGGTTCGGGTTCGGGTTCGGGTTGAGCCTCACCTTGGCCTTCTTCAGCTGGTGTAATATTTTCATCAGCTGCTGCTTCCTGATTTTCCGCAACTTGATTATCTACATTTTCTTCAACGGCTGTATCTTCTGTGGCAGCTTCATCTCCACCTTCAGCTGTACCGGTTTCAGCTTCGACACCCTCAGTTACCTGAGCATTTTCTTCACCCGGAATTTTATTTTCTTCAGTTTCTAACATTTCATCTTTTTCCATCGTTAACCTCCGATATGAGTAAATTTTTTAACCCACAATAATGGCTGTGGTCTCCATTTATTTTCATTATATAACGTTTTAAAAATTAAATCAACTGTTTTTATAGATAAAAATTAAAACGGGTCAATATTATAACCCGTTTATCATACAAATGGTCCTTAGTTTTAAATAACAATTATCCATCTTTCTTTTTTAGGTGGGACAGGTTTATAGTCTCTGGCCCGACTCTGTATTCAGACTTCGCACTTCTGGTAGCGAGGCACCAATTATTACGATTTTTGACAAACTGGGACTATCGTGAACCCATCAAGTGAACGATATTCTAAGCGTCGTTCCCGCTATTACTTTTTCTTTCAACATTTCTGTCTATTTAGGTTCTGGCTCAAATATAACCTGTGAATCACCAATTCACTGAACTCCATGTTATATACTCCCCTAACCAAGCATATAACATCATAAGTTAACTACATGATATAGCTGACAGTTTAATGGAACTGACAAGTGTGGTTATTATAATACTTATGCTATACCCAGCATATACATTATAATTTATTTTTTCCGGTTTTGCAACCATCACCGATATTTTTCTAATCGCTAATCTAGCTGTGCCTAATCACCCCGAAATCGAGCGCGTAAAAATTTGGGACTCCGGTTTCGGATTTGACCCCTCCCCCTAAGATTATTATACCATGGGGTGGGAGGTGGTGTAGACGGGGGAGGAGTAATTGCATATATATCAATTATAGGGGACATTCGCCCTTTTTTTAGGCCAAAAAGGGAGGTGACGGATTTATCTCAAAAATAATATATATAATATATATATTAAAATTAAGTCATGTATTTTTGCCATTTTTCTAACCACTTTATATATTATTTTACTTTTTCGTATAAAAACTCTTCTATTTTTGCAAAAAATACATAACCAAAAAGTAATATATATAAATATATATTAAAAAACAACAAAATCCGTAGCATTATAGTATATGGTATAATAAAATAGCTTCTAATCACCGTGCAACATAGGAGTCATGTACTGTTTTTACTTGACATCAAGAGCAGATTCACCTGAAGCATCAGACTCCTGAAGTCATCATGTGGGATTCCCAACCGTGCTAACATGTACCTGAATCAGGATACCAGCTGCGAGATACTGTTTAAAAAATAAATAAAAAAATTTATTAAAAGGTATTGACAACTATTATAACCAATGGTATAATATAAGTGCAAATAAGGAGGACATACAATATGAAAGAATTTAGAATGGTAAGAGTTTACAAGAATGGAGTAAAATACGGACCTTGGAAGGACGCAAGCAAAGAACCAATTGATAAATGGATTAAATATAGCGATATGTCAAACAAGTTATACTGTAACCATTGGTACTTAGAATTTAGATAGGAGGACATCAATATGATTAAAAAAATCAATGGCTATTATTATGCTACTGATAAAAGAGGCAATACCGAAAAGTTTGCTAGTTATCAAGAAGCAGTTGAATGGCTAGAAATGAGAGGCTGATTTAATTCAGCCTTTTTTATTTTTATATAATGAGCATCCATCAAGCATATTATATTAAATAATGAACCGTGTAAAAAAACCAGCCCGAATCAGGGGCTGGCTAATAAGAAAGGAGGTGATGTAAACTCTTGAGCAGTTACAAACTTACACCAATAATATTTTACCATCAAATTTATTTAAAGTCAACTTGACATTTGTGGCACAACGGGTTATAATAATGATTAAAGGAGGTAATACCAATGGCTAACACAAAAAACAAAGAAACAATGGCTTATAAAAACAAAATTAGTTATATAAAAGAATATAATAAGAAAAAAGTTAAACTTTATATGGAGCTAAATCCTAAGACTGAGTCCGATATAATCAAATGGCTTAATGGTAGAAGAAAAGCAACATACATTAAGCAACTGATTAGAGAAGATATGAAAAATCATCAATAATTTTATGGAAGAACCGTCAGAAGAATCTGATGGTTTTTATTTTACATGTTAAAACCGTGCTTCATACAGGAAGCGTCTGGATATCGCCTTCCCCAAAATAAAAAAACTTTTTTCAATAAAACTATTGACATTATTATAATATATGGTATAATATAAGTGTAAATAAGGAGGACACTAATATGAAAGTACAATTAATAGAAGAGGAATATGAAAATCCTATATATTTAAACGAAGATGATTTTGATGGCTATGCTGATGTAGTTAGAAAGAAAGTTGAGTATGAAATAGAAGATGAAAAACTTCTAAAGTATTATAGAGACTATAAAGAAAATGAAAATCTTACCATCGAAGATATGTACAACGATGATGATGATTTCGATAACTTCTTAATCCAATACAATGATGTATTAAAATCAATTTAATAACAAGATAGAAGCCAACAACGGCTTCTTTTTTTTACTTAATATCCTGAAGCCAAGTGCTATCGGGATATCTATGAACCGTGTAACATAGTTCTTGTGGACGAAGTATAAAGATAAAAAATTTTTAAATAAAACTGTTGACAACTATTATAACCAATGGTATAATATAGGTGTAAGGTAGATAAGACCTTGCAAGACCATTTTAGAGTGTGAATGGTTGGAAAGAATGGGACACTTAGCAACTAACGTTTGGGCCTTGAGCTAGTTGCTACCATTAACATACAAGGCCTTATAATATTATATAAGGAGGGCTGAATTATGTATAATTATTTTATGCTTATTGGAATTGTGGAGGGATATTTCTATGGACAAACATTTATCATTAAATTAAAGGTAGATAGAATGTTTGGACAAGGGACTGACCACTTTGAAATTAAGGTAATTGATGAGCCTATGATTGAAATAGCAAAAGAAGTAGTTGAAATGGGTAAAAAAATAACCATTAAAGGCAGAATAATTCAATTGGAAAATAAATTAGAATTAATTGGTGAAAGAATAATAACAATGTAAGAGCCTCGAAAGAGGTTCTTTTTTTATGCTCACACAACATGACGAATCCTGTAGACCGTGCCATATACCGTCATGCAGGTCTGATTCCCAGATTCAGATGCAGGAACAGATTCTGATGAAGTCGCCCGCCAGACGACCAGCTGTATCCTGATTCTGTAACCGTGCATAACAATCTGGCGTCATGACTTCAGACGCTGCAAAATAATTTTAAAATATTTTATAAAAAGTGTTGACATTATTATAATATATGGTATAATATAGATGTAAGGTAAGGAGGACAAGAATATGAAAAAGACTTACAAATTTTTAAAAGAACTAGATAAGAAAACCATTGAGGCAACAATAACCATTGAATTAAATGAAAACAATGTATTTACTGCTAGTGGATGGCTACAAGAGGGAAGAAGATGTTGTAGTGGCCAATGCCTAGAAGAAATCTATAACTATTTCAATGATAATGAAACAATGGTTACCATTTACAATATATGGAAGAAACACCATTTAAATGATATGCACCCGGGAACCGAAGCTCAAGAAGAGGCGCTTGAAAAAGCCGGTTATACTAGTTGGGCCAATAAATATAATGAGTGTTGCGATTATCTAAAGAGTATTAATCTATATGAAGACAATGGTTATAAGTTTGGTTGTGGTTGGTTAAAAAGAGACATACCAAGCCAAGACCTAGAAATTATAAAAGGACTACTTAAGTAGTCTTTTTTTATTGCTCAACAAATCCAGACGCCAATTCTGAAGTATCCTGTAGACCGTGCTTGAATCAGGACTGCTGTCGCTCAGGAGGCGTCAAACTTCATCAAAAAAATATTTTAAAAATATTATTAAAAGGTATTGACTATATTATAATATATGGTATAATATAAGTGGTTAAGGAAAGGAGGACATAATATGAACATACAAGAATATAAAGACCTTAACTTAAGACCCGGTACAATCCATTCAATACATTGGAAGAGAGAATTAAACAATACTGAGGTATTAAAAGATTTTAGAGGAAGGGTAGCAAAAGAGACCATTGGAAACTTTAGAATAGGAATTGACTATTCAAATATGGCTATCAATAAAGATAAAATAACTGGTAGTTTACCATATGGCTTCTTCGAATACTCAAACGAAATCATTTACTCGCCATCAACTGACACATACCAATTAAGACTTACTCAAACAATGAATGAGAAAGTTAAACCACATACTCAATATTATTTAGATGGTGAAAAAATCACTAAAGAAGAGTTAATCAAAATGAATGCTCTAGGAAGTAAAGAAAGAAATCCTAAACCATTCAACCCAATGGAAAGACCGGTATTCAATGTAAAACTTAATAGCATAATAGAAATAAAGTAAGAGGGCAAAAGCCTTCTTCTTTTTTTTATTTCTTATTTATCCTGACACCTGATTGACGCCATTATCAACCGTGCTTATGAATCCCGAATCAGAGCCTCATCTGAAACAAAACTTTTTAAAAAATAATTTAAAAATATATTGACATTATTATAATATATGGTATAATATAAGTGTAATAGAGAGGAGGACATAATATGAGAACTATTACATTTGGAGTTAAAGATACTAATGGCTACCATAAGAAACTTGTGGTATGCAACGAAACTAAGCAATATGAAAGAGGCAAGATTTGTCAAAACTCAACATTCATTGATGTATGGGTTAAATCAAATAAAGACCTTGACACCATCGAAAGCAAACTTAAAGCTGATGGCTATACAAAAACTGAGGAGGAATTCAAAAATGAAAGATAATCAATTTACTTGTTGTATTTGTGGTGGTACATTTAATGGGTTTGGAAATAATCCCGATGGTGCTTGTTGGAGAGACCCTAATACAGCCCAAGTAGTTATGGGAGAGTTTAAAGAAACTGATAGGTGTTGCGATAGTTGCGATAATTTATTTGTAATACCGGGTAGAATGTATAGATTACAAATAGCAAGAAAAGGAGAGGCTGATTAACTTCAGCTTCTTTTTTTTATATCCAGACGAATCCTGATGGGCCCTTATGACCGTGCTATATACTCCCTGACCAGCAGATATACAGGTATGTGGACGTCTCATTACCATCTAAAAAAATTTTTTATAAAAGTGTTGACATATTATATACCATATGGTATAATATAAGTGTAAACAAGGAGGATATATATGAGTGTTACATTAGAAGATATAAACATAAAAAGCAATGCCAATAAAGTTGTACTAAATGAAAAGGTTAAGAAGGACAACGAACTAGATGTTAAATGGCATAATAATACATTAGAAAGGAGAAGAGCAATGTTTGAAGATTTTAAAAAATATTTAGAATGGTGTGAAGCCAATGGCAAGAAGCCTTGCTATTCTACATCACTTGAAGAATATATGAAGGCCCTACAAAAGTAGGGTTTTTATTTTACTCATCTGAACCCAGAATTCCGAATCCTGATTGTATCCATCTGCCGCCGTGCTATACCGTCGCTGTATCCAGATGAGGTTCTTGCGTCGGGCTTCAAAAATATTTTAAAATTATTTTATCAAAACTATTGACAACATATATACCATATAGTATAATATAAGTGTAAATAAGAAGGAGGACAATATTTATGAGAATTAAACATTTTATGGGCTATGGCTCAGTCAATGCAAAGGTAGTTGAAAAGGGGCTTAAAACTGATGTCGCCAATGGACTACTAAGAAAGTATTTAAAAATTAATGTATGGGGCAATCATGAGTATGGATTAGTAAGAGAGGATAAATACGATATCAACCATTGGTTAGTTAAAAAAGTTGCTAAGGTTGACATTGATTATCAACAAATTGAGGATATCGATTGGAACACCATCCCTGACATCGATGGCCAAGAAGCAGTTCAATATATCATAAAATATAATGAGAAGTGGTAGCTCCACTTCTTTTTTTATGTCCACAGATTATCCTGAATCCTGCAGCGGGATTGTTTGCACGGTGAACCAGAATCATGAATCAGATGACCAGCTGTATCCTGACGCAGGAGTATGAATCATGACCGTGCTTGAACAGGAACCTGCAGCCCGAATCTGACGAAAAAATATTTTCAAATTATTTTCAAGAAGGTGTTGACATTATTATAATATATGGTATAATATAAGTGTAATAAGATAAAGGAGGACTTAATATGGAAAAAATAAAAGGTATCTTAATTACACCAAATCAAAAAAACACAAAACCAAGAATATATGAGTTAGAAGTTAATTCATATAAAGATTATTATCCATTGCTTGAGTGCGATACATTTGATATTCAATCAAGAAATTTCAATGGTAAATACTTAGACATCTACTGCGATGATGAGGGACTTTTCAAAAAAGATAATCAAGTTGCAATAGTAACAATGAGTGAAGATAAAATAGTTGAGCAAATCGTTGGTAATGTATTTATAACAAGTCATGATAACAAAGGCAATACAATATCTTTAACCGAAGACGAAATCAAATCAGTTCTATCAACCATCCGCATACTAATGACAGCTGAAGCTAACGGAACATTAAAACAACAAACAGTGTGTATGGTTGAGTGGTAAAACCTAGCCCGGATTAAATTCCGGGTTTTTATTTTGCTCCGAATCATGATAGGGATACATTGCACGGTGAACAGGATTGATTCATCTGGCAGGTGACGTATAAAAAAATATAAAAAAGCTATTGACATTATTATAATATATGGTATAATATAAGTGTAAGGATAAGGAGGACGAATATATGAAAACTTACGAATTAGAATTTTATGGAGAAAAATTTAACTTAGTAGCAAAGACTGCTAACTACAGCGACAATGATTCATTAGCAGTAATGCTAGAAACTGATGAAGGCGAGCCATTCGCAGTATTAACAGTTAATCTAAGTGATGGAGTTGCTGAAAAGGAATATCAATACATTGATACAAACAACAACTCTTGGGCTGAAGAGTTTATTAAGAAATATAAGCTTGGAGAGCCAACTGGTATAATGGGATTTAGTGGTTTCTGCCAATACCCGTTATACAAATTCAATCTTGAAGCCTTGAAGTAAGGCTTCTTTTTTTTATGCCCAGATTCATCTGATTGTTCCAGCTTCCTCACCGTGCTACATACCGTCATGAATCAGGATATAACTTCAAAAAATAATTTAAAAATATTTTTCTAAAAGTACTTGACAATGTTATATAATATGGTATAATAAAGTTGTAATATAAATAAGGAGGACAAAATATGGGACAATATTACACACCAGTCATTATTAAGGATGACAAAATCAAAACTTTTAACTGCTTCGATTATGATAACGGAGCAAAACTTATGGAACACTCTTATTTGAGAAATAATTTTACTGAAGTAGTTGTAAAACAATTACTAAACAAAAAAGCTCGTTTGGCTTGGGTTGGTGACTATGCTGAACCTAGTGATGTTAAAAACGAATTAGCCGAAAAGTTTATTGAGATTGAAAGAAAAGACGCTCAATATAGAGTTAAACCAAAACATAATCTAATGGAAAATTCTTATGGCTTATGTTTTATTAATCGTTCTAAAAAAGAATACTTTTATATGGATGATTACGTTAACCAAGTATATGGTTTACAAAAAGGTTTTATAATCCATCCATTACCTTTATTAACTGCAATAGGCAACGGAAAAGGCGGAGGAGATTATAGAGGACCGCTTCAAGATTTAGTAGGTCGTTGGGCTTGCGATGAAATCGAGGTTAAGACTTGGATTGATGAAAAGAAAAATCCAGAATACAAAAACATAACATCAATGATAAAGTTTTATGAGGGCTAGTCCCTCTTTTTTTATGCCCGAATCGCTTCTGAATCAGGATATATTGCACGGTAACAGAAGCAGGCGATTCCAGAATCAGATTCGTCCACAGGAATCCAGCTGTAGGAGCCGTGCTATACAGGATACAATCTGGCGTCTGGAAGCAGAAAAATTTTTATCAAATATATGTTGACACTTTATATAACATATGGTATAATAATAAATGTAAGGAGGATACATAATATGAAATGTAGAGAATTTAGAAAGCAGTTTGGTTATACTTTAAATGACCTAGCAATTGCTACTGGTTATAGTATATCAGGAATATCAAAGTGGGAGAGAGAAAACGACACAATGCCTAAAGACTTTGTTGAAAAGATTTATAAGGCATATGGTGTGGTTATTGAAAGACAATTTAGAAAGTTTATATTTAATGATAAACATCAAGATGTTTTATCAGTATATCAAAAAGAGTTAAATGAATTATATGAAGAATTGGATAAAACATCAAATGAAAACGCAATGTTAAGAGAAAAACTAGCAAAAATTTCTCAAATGTGTAATAATATTAATGAGCTATGCAAATAGAAAGAACTGGAGAATAATCCAGTTTCTTTTTTTATCCTGACGGTTAGCACGGTAAAACCTGATTCTGTTTCAGGTTCGTCTGGTAAAATTTTATGTAAAAATTTACTTGACATTATTATAATATATGGTATAATATAAGTAGATAGGAGGACAACTATATGAGAAAACTAGAAAAAGGAAAAATGATAACCAATAGCAAAGGTGTGAGCTATTATCAATTAGGAAAAAGATATTATAGAAACACTGGATTTCTTCGAGTTGAAATTAGCAAAGAAGAATTTGAAGCTGAAGTAGATAAAGCATTTGAAGAATTAGAAAACGAGGTGAACAATATGGAGTATAAAATTGAATGTGGTAAAACTATTGAAGAGTATATGGCCAAGTATGGAGAGGCATACGAGAGAGGCGAGTTGTGGGACTTCTCAGCTGAGGATGTGAATGGTGGGGCAATCGACCTCGACCCTGAACAAGTCTACTGGGAAATCGACGGTAGAATATATGAAACTAAGGTGTTGTAAAAACACCTTTTTCTTTTATCCAGAATTAGCACGGTAAGCAATCGGGATACTCCTGCAGAAAAAATTTTTATTTTATGTAAAAATTTACTTGACATTATTATATAATATGTTATAATATAAGTGTAGTAAGGAGGACAAGGATATGGAAACTACAAGGCAAGACGCTTTAAAATTTTATGAGCTTTCTATTTACATTGACCCATATGGCGTTTGCTCAATTGACAAGCCTGAGGTTATACAAAATCTTATGAGTCAAACATTAGAAGAAAACCTAGAACAACTTCAAGATTACATTTGTGAAAATTATGCTGAAACAAGAGACTTTCTTGAAGACGACAAGGCTATGAGACTATATTTAAATATTTTAAGGAGGACAATGATATGTACGAAAAATATGAAGAATTATTAAAAGCTTGTAGAACAGGCAATATGTATGATTTTATTGCAAACAATGCTTATCAATTCACAAAAGAAGAACTTGTGGAGATATTGAAACAAACATTCTATGCAATATATCAAAGACTAGGAGACCAAAATAAAGAGGTTGAGCAATTAATACCAGACAATCTTAATGATTATGGTTTCTTCGATGATAGCATTTATCAAGACAATGATGAACAAATGGTTAATGAAGGTTACTATGAATATCTAGCAGGTATATTAAGTTATGAAACATACCTCAGGATGTGTAAAAGATTTAACCAAGAACCTAAACCCGCAAAATAAAGCGGGTTTTTCTTTTACCCTCATCTGACTAGCACGGTAACACCTGTATCCTGATTCCAGATATCCACAATCTTATCCTGCTTCCTTACCGTGCTTACCAGCGTCATGATTCATGATTCAGACTTAAAAAAATTTATAAAAATATGTAAAAATTTACTTGACATTATTATATAATATGTTATAATATAATTGAAATATAAAGGAGGACAATAATATGAAAATTAATATTTCAAAAACTAACAGCAAACTAGGAGGCTTTATTCCTAGTATCAATTTACCAGCCGGCTTGACTTGCAGAGCCGACGCGCCTTGCCAAAAGGGCTGCTATGCTAAGAAGGGCAACTTCACTTATAAGAACGTTAAACAATCATTATTAAATAATTTAGAGGCTTTTAATAATGACCCTGAGGATTATTTCAATCAAATTATAAACGAGCTTAACAATGGAGATATTACTTATAAATTCTTTAGATGGCATTCAAGCGGAGATATAGTAAACTATGAATATTTAAAAGGTATTGTAAAAGTTGCTGAGGCTTGCCCTCAAACAAAATTCTTATGCTTTACTAAAAAATTTAGTTTAGTTAATATGTATTTAGATTTTAAATGTCAATTTCCTGAAAATTTGCATATTGTATTTAGTGCTTGGGATAAGGATTTCAAAGTTAATAACCCTCATAATTTACCGGTTACATATGTTAACTTTAAGGACTCAAGTAAAAACCCTAAAATTCCGGAGTATGCAATACCTTGTATGGGCAAGTGCTATGAGTGCAAGGCATGCTGGAGCCTTACGAAGGGTCAGTCAGTAGTGTTCAATCAACACTAAGGGCTGAGCCCTTTTTCTTTTTTACTCCCGCATTTAGCACGGTGACTATCCAGAACATGATGAGTTGCCAGATTGGAAATATTTTTTTAAAAAGATTAAAATAATACTTGACATAGTTTATAACCAATGGTATAATATAAGTGAAGATAGGGAAGGAAATAGCTACTCCAGTCCCTTCGGTAAGGAATAAACCTAAACCCGTCTTACGAACGACGTTAAAAAGTCCTACTTAATGGGTCAAATTAGGGTTTTCGCTAGTCCAGAAACAGCAGGCCCGAGGGAGCCACATCCCTCAAACTTATATTAAAGAGGTGTTTTATGTTAATATGTAACGTAAGAAATAAAGAAGTTATGGCAGCTCTTAATAAAAGATACAATAAAAAGGATTGGTATGTATTAAGATATGATGCCAACACTACTGAGTATCATAATGAAATTGTATTTAAAAACCTTTATGAAGCTTATGAAGAATTTCAAAAAACAGAGCCGTTTTATAAGAATGAAATTGTGGAGTTAATTTTTTCTCCTCAAAATGATGATTTAGAATTCGGAGAGAATTTAATAGTAAATCAAAAAATATTTTCTGGAAAAATGAAGGTTTATATAAATCCTTCTATACCAAAAGAACTATTAAGTTTAGATGAAATCAAACTTTTATTTAATCGCTATGGCGAATTCAAATATGGAGTTAGTGAAAATGATAAAAGAAGCATAATTTCATCATTAAATGATAATTATAAAGGACTCCTAGTTAACATAACAAACAAACAAGGAGTTCCAGAAACAGACGTTAGATACAAATATTTAGGAAGAATTTAGTCCGCTCCCATCCCCCTTTGTGGAGCATGTTATATATTGCGTTGCGGGTCGGCGTCCTCCTTCCCGACGCAAAATTAAAACAGGGTTTTATCCCTGTTTTTTTATTAACTTTCTATCCCACTCTGCTTCTGATTCCATGTTTAGCACGGTGTGGATTCTCTCCCTCAATCTGTAGAACTTCTTCCTGTAATACACATTATGACTTCTAGTATGAGCCTCTGGATGGTCTCTCTGGATTTTCTTTAACCCATTTCCTAGAACTTCATCAGTATCAAGCCCTATGAAGAAGTGTTTGCAATACGGTCTTGTTATCAGATATACAGGTTCCCCGCATATCTCTTGCACGGTTAAGGTATCATGATTCCTGATATACGCTGCCACTTTCTTCTGAACCTCTGGCTGCCCTTCTAATACCGACTTCCAGTATCTATCCACATATATCTTTCCTTGCCAGTCCTTGTGGTCCTCTGCTGGATTCGAGTGGATACTACACATGTAAAATACACTACCCTGAGCACGGTTTACCCTCATCTCCTGAATCAGATTCTGCTTCCTTAATCTGGCATTTCGATGTTCCTCAATCTTATTAAGCCCTGTACTGTAATTTTTAATCTGACCATTTTCGAGTTTGCCGCCTTGGACATACATGAGCTCGACTGTTCTCTTTATTACCTTATACAGTCCTGCTTTCTCCCTTACATTAAAATTAGAGGATGATTGAATCACCCTCTTAATTCTTTTTAATATAACAGTTTCAGGGGTTTTATCTAGCACGGCTTGATATATGTACTTTATTATCTGTACTTTATTCACCGGCATCTACTCCTTTAAATCCGGGCTTCTCATCACCCATATCGAATTCATCGTCTCCGCCTTCTTGCGCTCCTCCTGGAGGTGGGTCGCCAGCACCCATTACATCATCAAACGGATTTGAATCCTTTTCTTCTCGTTCCTGTAAATACTTCTTCTCGCGTTCAAATTCAGAATCAGATAAACTTTCACCATATAACTTTTCAAGATACATGTCTGTACTGATAGTACCCTTGACATATGCCTCTCCAAGTTTCTGTAACTTATTCTCAAATGAATCATCTGCGAACTCAGAGAACTTAACGCTAATACTGTAATCGAAGCATGTAGCAGCATTCGTTCTCATCAATTGCACGGCTGCTAGTACCTGATTGAACAGATTCTTTAATATTCTGGTTTCGCTTTGTATTAATACATTACGAGTAAATATTGTAATCTTTTCCTTTTCTCTTTGAGCATCCGCATTATCTTTCTTAGCTACATCAATACCAAGTGTTGCAGGTGACATGATTCCAGATATGATTTGTAATAAAACATTCTGAGCCTCTGTACTATACTCATTAAACTGTAACTGTGGTTGTGTTACTTGCACGGGTGTAGTAGTATTTGTAGCTCCGTCTACTGTTCTACCACCTACAAATGATGTGAACTTTCTGTCATATACATGTGGCATCTTAGGTAACTTAGTAATTGGGTCTCTCTCTAAGAAGTCTGTATTGAAATATTCAACTGGTGTACTACGTCTTACTGTATTCGAACTCTGGCTTAAACACTGGTCTAGGTCATCAAACAAATCAACTTTACCTGTGAATATACTTCTACCGTATCCGTCATTATAAACTGTATCTTTATAGAATACGCACGGAACAGCAAGAAACTTCTTGAAGCTATCTACAATAACAGGTTCCATGTCCATATCAGCTAAGCCCTCAACTCTTGCAATCTCGTCATCAGACATAGGTTGAACATCATCACCAGACAATCTGAATACTTCCTTATATATATACAGATTACCTTTTCTGACAGCACGGGTCTCGGTAATTAAGTAATCGTGGAACTTACCGTCTGTATAATAATCCTTAAATATTATAGCAGTTAATCTCTTATCTTGATAAATGAATTCAACGTCCTTCGCTCTATAATATTTAATCATAGGAAGGTCGCTTATATCCTGATTCCAGTCTATCTTATAACATCCCCAGCCTTCAACAAGTGTCATAGGCATTTGCTCGAACATGTAAATGTCCCAGAACTCATTATCCTCTAGCACGGATAGGAGTGTATCATCAGATGTCTGAATCGGATTCTGTTTATTACCAGCATGAACCTCTGGCTTACCTATCAAGCTAACTAAGGTATCCACAATGTTACGAGGCTGGCCTGAGTGCGTACGCTTGATATCGTTCTCTGTGGAACTGATACTCCAGAAGTAGCCTCTCTTATTTCTATCATACCAAGGCTCATAATTATATGTGATATTTGTTTGCACGGTATAGAAATTTAGAAGCTCATCAGAGTCGCCCTCGTACCAGACGTCGTACTCCTTAAGCTTATTCTCCATTATCTCTCTTTTACTATTTACAAATATAAGGCGGTCCGTTTCCTCGATACCACCGTATTCGCTAACGCCTCCGGCTAGCTGCATGATTCGCTTATTTAAATAATCCTCTAATCTCATTATGCCTTACCTCCTGTATAAATTCTTATTGCTTCATCTACATCATGTTCAAATTTAGGTCTGTAAGGATTATAAAGCATTAAGTATTCAGACATGCTTTTTACCCCTAAATCTTTTCTGACTTTTCTATCATACTTACACATGTCTAAACAAACAGGAATTTGCATTGATTCATTACATAAGGCTATATCCAACATGTGAGATTGTAAATTAGTGTATTCTAATAAAAAACGAACATGGTCATTTGTCTTAGCCTGTTCCTTTAATTCTTTCAAAGAATCAAATTTTACAAATCCTTTTCCAAAGTCATATCTTAAACAAAACTTTTTCATATTTTTTGCGCCTGTATGCGTAAGCCTGCGATATGTAATATTATATAATCCAGTTGTGTAAACTAGGTCTGGGTTTGTTTCTGGTGTTTCTCCTAGCTTTAATAACTGTGGGTTAATATTGAGTAATATGCGTGTAGGATTGGTCAAAAGTCGAACGTCTGCGATAACTCTCCTAGCATTGTCTCCAATCATAATCCGAATCCCTCCTTAGCTTTTTTAACAGCTTCCTGTTGATTTTCCTGTTCCTTTTTTAGCTTATCAACATCTGATTCAGATTCAGGCATAACCCCAATAAAAGTAATTTTTTGTTCTTGTTTATCTACTGCGCCTAGTCCCACATAGAATTCAGCAGCAACCTTGATAGCAGTAGGATTACCACCTTTAGATAAAGAGAACATAGATTTTCTAAAATAGAACTCAGAGCGTCTAAGCAAATTATCATAAGTATCCTTATAATTCATATTGTAAATATATTTACAAAATTCATCTAATTCAGCATGTTTAATCTGAAGTAAAATAGGGATATCATCGAAAGGAGTAAAGTTATCAATCAAATCCTCAAAATCATTTCTAGTAAAATTAAAACCCGGAGCAGTTTGGTCAGGGTCACCCTCTGGACGAATTAAAGACGGTCTCTTGTAATTATAATTACTCATAATTTTCGCACTCCTTTCAATTTAATGCTCTTCTTATATTTTATTATAAAATAAAATTCTAAAAAAGTAAATAACCAGTTAAGAATAAAAAATCTCCTGTTTTAAAAAAACCGGAAATTTTATATTATTAACTAGTTTGATATTGCCTTATTAAATTCAGCCTGAATACAACGAACAACATTTTTCGAGAACCTCTTAATCTCAGGATGAAGAACCTTGTAAGCCTCGAGATAAGAATCGAAATAGAAAAGAGAATGATTCTCCCTGCCTAGTTTCAAAGCAAGCTCCATATTATATTTAGCCACCTCTAAATCCTCAGGACTAACAGGCGTAATAGAATCAATATCAAAATATTCCTCTATAATCGATTTTTTAACCTCAGGAATACGATTATGGGGGTGACGAAACAAAAACGAGTTAGTAATCGAAAAAATGCGAAATATTTCAGCAATGTAAACATTCGGGAACTGTTCAGGAATGACTGAGAATCTAAAATACTGTCTAGGAGCATGATAACCCGGAACCGAATACTTTAAAATAAACGAATCCGATTCAGGGGCATAATTAACCACCGGAGCAACTCTAGGTTTAAGCTGACCGTCCTCAGTAAATAAAAATTCTATATAATTAAATGATTTTGCTGGCATAAAATGTCTCCTCTCAGAATAGATTAAGTGTTATATATACAAAGTATATATAAAAGTTAAGCGATTTTGAGGTGACGGATTTAGGTTCAAAATAAATATATATATAATATATATATATTTAAAATGAGGTTATGTATTTTTAACGATTTTCTAACTACTTTATATATTATTTTACTTTTTTTAATATAAACTTTATTGAAAAATGAGAAAAATACATAAGTAAAAACTAATATTATTATATTTATATATATATTATATATATAAATAAATAATAATATTAAAATCAAAGTATTTCCGTCACCTTGGCGGGTTATAATACGACTAGTCACGCATTTTTTTTACAAAAAAGACTGATTTTTCGAGATAATCGTATACAAGACGGCATTCAAGGCCGTAAGAATTAAATTTGGCCACAGCTAATTCTGGGAACATGCGAGGGGCTAGAAAAGGCAGATAAGCACCCTCTTCACCCTCGGCATAGTATTTAATTAGCTTCTGCATGAACTTGGAAAATTTTTTTGATTTGACAATTTTTAGCTCGTAATCTGATAACTCGCTTAGTCTCTTATTGATTGCATTGTTGTGACTAGGTGAGTAGTCGATTCCTGTTTTTCTACGTTCAATATCAATTTTTGAAATCATGATGTTATATATGTGGTAATATTCAGCTAAAGTGTTATGTATATGTGATAATATTCAGCTAGGAATTTTACCTTTTCCTCCTCTGTTAGTTTTCTTACAAATATTAATTCATTCTCCCCTACCCAAGGTGCCTCGAATTTTTTCTTGGAACCTCGGTTAAGCCACTTCGGAACAAATAAATTATATTCCGAATTGCCGCAGCTGTTGTCGTTAGCTATTATAGCATTGCTGCTTTCATAGCGCACAACATCTCCTGTTTGAAATTTTTTCTTCGGACTTTTTAAAAATTTTATTTCCATTTTATGATTCCTCCCCAAATAAATTTAATTGAATTTGTACTGGTTTAGCTGTATTTCCATTTTGGGAATTATTAGAAACAGGCTTAGGTTCGGGACGTTTCTTATTTAGCAACTCAAGGTATTTATCAGATATATCCTCAATAGGAACAGCCTGATAAGCCAAGCAATGAATATAATATAATAATGCATCTTTATGAAGCTTGGCCTGTTCATCGAAATTGACATCAAGTGTCTTTTCAAACATTTTCAGATTCTTATACGTTGTAACTGGTTTGTCATTACGAATAAGTTCTTCGGTTTCATCATCAAAAAATATCCACATTATGTGTACTTGTTTATAATGACGCAAGAATCCGTAATGTAGAGCTTGATTTTCCTGGGCTACATCGCCGTATTTTGAAATTTTATCATAATCCTTGATATTTCTACTCTTAATCTCATATAAAGTGTTTTCTGAGGGAATTTCGATATCTATCATGCCTCCGAAATAAGGGTCATTAGGGAAATTGTCATAAAATATTTTATTAGGGTCATATGTAACACATTTATGATTACGTTTTGTTAACGACATGAACGCAAGCTTCTCAGCTAAGGCCCCTCGCTTAGTATAGAAAGGGTCGAAATCTTCTTTCACATATCCTAACATAGCAAGAACAGCATCACCCTTAGGCTTAAATTTGTTTAGACCAGCTAGGTCAGGGAAATTTGTTCCTGTTATTTTTTTAAAGAATGTTAATTTATTATTTTTGTAATCTATTTTCATAATGTTAATATTAAAGAGCCGTCTTCGACTCTTACCTCCTTTATTTCATCATTTAAATGCTCATCGAATTTAGATTCATCAGAATGTATATAGAAAGGAAAATGTTCTGTATAAAGAACAATATCATTACATTGAGTGAATATTTTTAAATTATTTACGATGTCTTTTACTTTCATTACACCCTCCTAAATATTGAATCGTCTGCAGGCTTGAAATCAGACTGCCAGTCCCTTTTAAAAACTTCGAAATTTTTTATATGTTTAGGCATCAAATTATTAAATACATATAAATGATTACTAGATAACTCTTGAATGCTCTTATATAATACAATATCATCAAAAGAAACCTTATCCATACAATCTTTTATTGAAACACTAACTCCGTCTATATGATTTAAATCTTTATTTCTATATAAAAATCCTGATAATTCTGTTGCATTAGTATAAACATACACCTTTTTAATATTAGGATATTTATCCTTATAATATTTTGCTATAATGCGAGGGTCAGTAAACAAAAATGGCTCGCCACCTGTTAAACATAGCGTATGACAGTTCTTAAGCTCGTCCTCAGTTACATAAGGAATGTCATTTAAATCATATTGCTTGTTACAACAATGTGGACAATTCCTTAAGCATAATGATGTAACCATAAGATGAATAATGCCCTTTGTTTTTTCATTATATTCGTTTAACATATTATAACTCCCTTACTAAAATATCAATAGCTGCTTTTACCTCTTCATAGATTTCTTCGGTAGTCCACTTTTTACCACCGGTTCTTAAATCTTCTGGAAAAGCTTCTTCATACCCACAATAATCACTACAATGAGCATAATCCCAACCATACCAGCGGCCATCCTTATTTAATTTAGATAATCCTCCGTAAAAAGTTAAGCCTCCATTAACTGGAAAATTTAAAAGTTCATCAGCTTCAAGATAATCTATATTATAATATTTATTTGATTCAGGAATCTTAATATATGCACATGGGTGAGTTCCGTATGAAACTATAACAAAATCTATATTTTTATAAGTATCTTCAAATAGAATTTCACCAGGCGTTATTCTATCTTTTTGATAAATCATTTGTTTCATTTAATCATCTCCTTTAAAACTTTCTTTCTTATTTCGATAGTTTTTTCTTTATTAAGAATTTTGCATAGCCATTGTGGTTGAATTGATATTAGGATATATAAATTGTCGTTTTCATCTAAATACTTCATCATATTTTGAGGTGCTTTAGAAATATTCAATTCCTTTGGCTCATCAAATATGTGTAAGTTCTTAATGTGGATGGCATAACCATTATAACCATCATTGCCTACTACATCTTTTGTCCCTAAATAGTTTTTGAGTTCATCATAAGTTAAACAAGATTTATTTAATAAATCATCTTTACCTAAACTCCAAGTTGTGTAATTGCAAAACAATGGGCTATAATATATTTTCTCAACCTCATAATCACATTCGGCTACAATTTTGCTGTTAAGGTTATAAGGAACAGTTTGCCCTTTTCCCCAATAATAGTTGTCATTATGCTTATCTAAAAAATAATTATCTAATTTTCTTAACATAGGCTTTGCCTTTGTGCAATATAATAATAATTTCATTTTATGTTTCCTCAAACTTTCTAATTGCATCTTTAATAGCTTCAATTTCATCATCAGTTAATGAATCATCATAATTTTCTAACATTTCATACTCTAGGATATCTCTGATAGTTTTAGCTCCTAATTTTCGTATCTTTTTAGTAAGTGTTTTATCAAGCTTAAGTTTTGATACATATAATAAATAATATGCTTTTTTAGGCATCTTATAAACACTATATACATCAGCCTCATAACATTTTTGAAAATGCTTTTCTACATCATTTAAAACAGCCACAGCTTCGTCATAAGAATTGTAAGCTCCTAATTTAAAATATACATCACCTGCTACAATTCCCATGATAGTAGCATCTTCGTTTATAACTAAAGTTTTAGCATCAATTAATACTGTTCTATTTTGAGAACGAATCAACATATTATTTACCTCCTAATATTTTAAAAATTTTATTTAATAATTCCAAGTCCTCAGGACTAATTTGTGGACAATAGGTTTCTATTCTATGTGTTAATGACAAAAGTCTAGCTTTATCTTCATAAGAAAATCTTAAAGGCCCAGTTTGATTTTCCCACATACCTTCTTTAAATTTTTCAACTAATTGATTAACCATTATAGGATAAGTTGAATTCTGATTGAATATAGCGTCAATATCCTTAGAATTTGCAGTTTCATAGAATATCTTTTTAGGTTCATTTTGGAAAACCTGCCCTTTATCATTAGTGATAGATGATTCTAACGTTAATCTAATTACGCCTGTAGGAAACATATAAGGTTTATTAGTACGCCTAGTTTCAAGCTCATGCTTTAATAGTTTTATTAAATTAATTATTTCATCATCATTCATATTTTTAATATCTAACATAATTACTTGCTCCTATCCTCTCATCCAAATATAGCATACTAAAAATGTAATAACAATTTGAATAAAGTGTATGCTTTGGTCTGCAATCAAATTAATCTTAAATCTATTAGCTTTTAAATCATCTACTACAAAATGAATTGCAGCATTGATTGGAATCAACCACCAAATGAAATGTCCGGTAAAGAATGTAGGTATCATGATTGATATAGCCCACATTAAACTATGACATAATAAAGCCATTAAGTAGTCATATTTATACAAAGGTTGAGGTGCATTTTCTTGCCAAAACTTCTTTTGTTTCATTTTAGCTAAGACACCTTGTAAAACATAATCATCTACAAAGTGACACCATAACATCATAAATAAATATTGAATCATTTTCTACTCACTCTTATCCTTTTTCAACCACCAAGTCTTTTTATAATCTTCCCATCGGTAAGACATATAAAATATTGCATATACAGTGAAAATATCTTTTTCAACAAATTCAACAATATATTCTTCTCCAGATACATCATATATTGCAGTATTATGATTTACTTTTAATCTTGCCTCCAACGGACAGCCGATTTCTTCTTCTAAATCTTCTAATTGTCCTACAATTTGTAATAATGCTAGTCCATCTTCAAAATTAGCATATTCGACATCTCTGTCGAAAACATATATATTTAGCCCTGGCTTTTTCTTTGTTAATCTACTCATACCAATTCAAGTTCTCCTTTCTTCTTTTGTCTGATAACATTTCGGCAATTAATAAACATATTATTCCGACAAAAAGTAAAATTAGTGTTAGCCAAAAGTAATAATTATCTTGTTTTAAATATCTTGCTATTATAATTGCTAATACTGCATAAGGAGTTCCTAAAAATACTCCAAAGCAAAAATCTTCTAAAAATCTCATATCAATTACAATACCTCTTTAAAAGTTCAAATTCTTCTTGTGTAAGTAGTTTTAGACAGTCTAATAGTTCTCTATCATTCCAATCAATTTTTATCACTACTGTATCGTGTTTTTCGCTCATTTTTTCTTTATACATATCATAATTAATACAAACTGCAACATAGTTTAAATTATCAGTATGTAAACACTTTCCCTTAATAATACTTAATACCTTTTCTTGCTCTTGTGCTTTGATTAAGGCTTGTTTGATAGCGTCAAATATATGTTCTTGAATAAATAAATCATCACATCTATGATTTTTTGTTCTTTTACATTCGTATCTTAAACCAGCTAATTTCTTTTCAATATAATCAACACATTCAAATGCTTCATTAATTTCTGCATTGTCTATTTCTTCTAGGCGTTGTAGGGCTGGTTGTAGAGCATTTTGAATACTTATTAATAATTTCTCTGACATACATATAGTTGGATTATCTTTTCCTGTTTTATTCTTGTATTCTTCAACACTCTTAATTAACTCATTAACTTGTTTTAACGCTTCTAATTCTTTACTCATTTTCTAGCTCCTCCTAATGAACTGCTTTTCCTTGCTTTCTGGCAATGTAAAATTCATCTTCAATTACATTTTTAATTGTTAATTTATCAAAATTATCTAACAAATATTGTACATCATCCATATTCTTTATTCCAACCATAATGCTTGGCGGTGTTGGTAATTCAACCTCATAAGGTCTCCAAATATGTAAACAATAATTATGATTATTTACATAATCTTCTTTTTTAGGATGATACTCAACACATGCCTCATCATCTTTCCAAAATTGCTCTTTCATAAAACACATCTGTTCCCATGATGGACATTTGTTAGGTGTAGATACTGATAAATGCTCCCAGCCATTTGACCTAGAAAATTTAAAATTTAATCTCTTATTAGTTACTGGTTCAATTGTGAATCCACCTAGTACACATTCGTTATCAGGGTTTCGACTAAATTCAATAAAACTTAATCTTCTATTTTCAAATATTTCTTTAAAATCTTTCATATTACCACCATCTTATAGTTAATTCCATATGATTAGGATAATTAGGAGTTTGAGAAGATATTCTTTTAGCTTTAACTCTATATCCTTTACGTTTTAATATTTTAATTGCTTTCTTAGTAGTTTTAAAACTATATTTAGTTTCGTCAACAATATAACTCATTTCAATTCTTTTTTCATCACATGCTGATTTTATATATTTATTAATATTATCTATTAAAATGTTTACAGATAAATTCTCACACTTATATTTAGATAATTTTCTAGCTTCTTTTGCTGTTAACATTATTCCAACCTCTTTCCAAATTCATAGAATCCGTCATCACTCATTGTACAGTTTTTATTAGGAGCCTCGTAAAGGTATCCTGCACCATTTTTAACTAAGTATTTAAAACCTAGGTTATGATACATAAAAATGGCTCCTAAATTATCTTTGTGGACGAATCCATAAAACCATACGCCTTTGCCTTTTAATTGAAAATTAAGCTTTTTAATAGCGGCAGTAGCAATGCCTTGACGTCTGAATTCTGATAATACATAAATGCATGATAAGCAATAAGAATCATCCCACCTAGAATAAGCAATATAACCTACTAATTGATTCTTATAATATATTTCATAGATAACCTCACCGACCCAGTTTTCTTTATGACCTGGGTCCATGACTTTTTCTTTGCAAATTAGGTTATACCAAATATCAACTTGCTTTCCGTTATCTATATCCTTAAATATTAAATCACTTGTTTTCATATGATTCATAATTGATATATACTATCATTTCATTTCCAATTTCATTTTCGTACTCATAAATTATAATTTTTTCATATTCAGAAGCAATATACTTTATATTTTTATAATAAATTTTTAAATTTTTATTTTCACTTTCAATATAAATGTTGTAATGCTTTTTTTCTTCATCACAATCAACTTTTAATGTGTCTACACTAGAGTCGTAGACAAATAAAGGTTTTCTTTCTTGATTATCCTTAATAAAGATGTTAAAAAGTACGATGTATAAAATTATTACTACAGCAACTAAACAAATCATTGTTCTTCTAATTTTTCTATTTTCCATATAAATATTCCTCCTATTTTTCTTCGATTTTTTTTATATTGCTTAACGGTACAGGGTAGAAGCCGCCTTCGTAATTAATCATGACATAATTACCAGGCATTTCATAAACAATTTCTACGACTGAACCTTTGGGGATTCTTGTAAAAGACGGCTTAGCGTCTATATTTAATAAAACTTTAGCTTTCATTTTCTTATCTCCTTTAAAATTGTTAGTCCTAACATAATAAAATCAATAAAAACAAATATTAAAGTAATTATTCCAAATACATAAAAATGTCTGTAAAAATTATAAACAGCAACAAATAATGTAAATAAAAATATAAATAGAAATGACAGAATTTTTTTCATAGTTTATCTACCTCGTATCTTAAATATAAAGTAATATAATTTTTTAAAGGGTCATTCCAAGCATCATTAACTGCAACCTTTGACTCAGTTGGCTCTAAATCCAAAAAATCATCTGGAAGAGTTTTGATGTCAGGACAATGAAATAAAGGTTTTAAGATTTTTCTTAAATGATTATCTAATCTAACTTTAGTCTCAACATCACTTACCATTTTATCATATTCTTTCTTAGGAATCACTACTCTATCGATTTTTTCATCATCCGGATTAAACCTTACGATGCCGAATGCATAATTGTTTGAGATTTTGTGGAGATGTCTAGCATGGGTTCTAGCAGCGGTATCGCCAGTATGATAATTGATAAAATATTCATCATGTCCACATATTGACTTTACAATACCAAGTTCGAACTTGTCACCATTTTGATAGATGACAGGTTCGCCCTCAATATATTCTGGGTAATTAGATTCCACGAAGTTGCTCCTTCATTCCGTTAACCCATTTCTCAGTTTGCATCTCTTTAACTTTTCTCCAAATTTCCATACGAGTAGAAACTCTACGACCTAATTTTTCAGCTTCGAATTTTTCGAATTCTTCTTGGCGATTAAACCAAGCGTATACATATAAGTAAACGTTAGGGATAATCTTGTATTGATAACGTTGAACGACTTTAGATGTAATCTCTGAGGCGTCGTAATTATCGCTAATATATTTTTCAATATAAGCATCTCTGATTTCTTCATTAGCTACATTATTTTCATCTAAGAAATCACTAGCAATTTCTCTTAGCTTATCCTTCATTTCTTCTTGTAAACGTTCAGCCTCTTTATATTCAGCATATTCATAAGTGCAATGACGTTCAATATCACCTAAAAGCTCTAACACTTTTCCTAAAATAGCATTTTCAAAATGCTTTTCAGTATATTCAGGGTTGTTAATAGGTATTGAAGCTACACAAACACTTTCAGACCACCAAGAGTCACTTAAATTTAGAGTTCCTTTTTTGATGTTCTTGTTAACTACTTTTAACGTACTATTGATTTTGTTATCCTCACAATTAATAGATGAAATGTACCAAACGATTTTAATTTGCTTAGTATCAATAATAGTCCATTTTTTTGACCAGAACTCAGGGTCCTTATAATTTGCTAGAATTGTTTGTAGGTCTAGCTTCACTACTTGAGTTGAAACAGTATTTTCCATATTATTATCCTCCTTATCTGTTTTCAAATATAGTATAAATCATAAATAAAATAATGTCAAGTATTTTTTTAATTTTTTTTCAATTATTTTAAAACAATGCCGGCAGTCTCCCACCGGCAATACGTTTTTATTATGGAGTAACAACTGTAACTAAGCCGTTTTCACCCATTTGATAAACTGGTAACTTTCCGTCCCATGTTTCAATAGTGTAAACCTTAACTAATTGTTCGACACCTTTAGCTAATTGTTCAGAAGTAATTACATTTTTTTCTGAATCAATTAACTTAGAATATTGAGTTCCGTCTGCTTCAGTAATAGTTAATACAGTCCAGCCGTTTACAGACGCTAACTTTTGTAATGCAATTGCAGCATTCTTTTGTCCTGCGTATAATGCAGTATCAGCCTCAATTTTAGCTACATCTTGGTCAGCTTGAGCTTTAATTCTTGCAACCTCGGCCTCAGCATTTGCTCTTAATTGAGCTGATTCAGCCTCAGCTTGAGCATTCTTAATAGCAATTTGTTTATTATTTTCTGCCTCAGCTAATTGTCTTTCTTGTTCAATTAATGCTTGTTGTCTCTTTTGTTCCTCAGCAACCTTAGCCGCTACCGCTGCCTCAAAATCATCTGTAAAATCAATGTTAGTAAGAACAATTGTTTTAACATTTACATAATATCCTGTATTAATAGAGTTATCCACAGTTTTACTTATGTTAGCACTTATTTGACTTCGGTTATTTATAACGTCTGTTGCGGTGTTTTGTGCAAATACCGATTTAATGTTATCAAGCGCTATAGATTTTATTTTAGATTCTAATTTATTGATTTTGCCATATTCAGCAGCGATTTTATCTACTTGCGCAGAATCAATGGTGTATTGTAAATCTGCTTGAACCGCAATAATTTGATTATCCTTAGAATAAGTTTGAGTATCAATTTTAATTTCTCTTACCTTTGTGTCAAATTTTTGATAAGAATTTGTCATGTAAAAATCCCAATGAATTCCTGCTTCTCTAATTCCAGAAACTTTACCCATATGTCTAACCACAGCTACCTCACCGGTATTAACTTGGTGAATATTACCTGGAACTAAAATTGTTAATAATAACATTATAATAGTTAATATTGAAAATAAAACTATTTGAATACGATTAAGGAATAATTTAGCATTATATTTGTCTGCTATTTCTTTAGTTTTATTTTCATCAATTTCCCTTCTTCCATATTTTCCACCAAAATCTGTTTCCTCGTTATAATCGTTTTTTAAAATACCTCTTTTGGAGATTTTCCAACCAGTTAATCCTCCGAAAATTATAATTCCTAAAATAAATATAATAAATAATGTAATTTTAATTGCCATGTTTTTCTTCCTCCTTCAATTCTTTTAATTTACTATGCCAATTTTTTTCTGTGATAACATGAATCACTTCATTCTTTTGTGTGGAATAAATTGTAATTGGCAATCTATCCCAACACATCCATGAATACATGTTGTCTCTTATATATTTATATAAGTGGTCTGTATGATGAATATTATGTTTTTGCCTCATAGGCTTTGAAAATTCAATTCTATATTTTTTCATCATAATACCTCTTTAATAAATCAAATTCTTCTTGAGTAAGTCTATATTTTTTATAATAAAAACTATTATAATCTTTCTTTATTTTTGCATTATATTCATCAACACTATTACATTCTCTTAACAATTTAGTATCTACATTCTTTTCCTTAATAACATTAAGTACCTTTTCTTGTTCCATAAGTTTACTATATGCATCTAAAGGCATAGCAACAATTTGCTTTCCTTTATAACCAAAGCCTGACATAAATTTTCCGTTTTCAAATGTTAGGTTATCATCGCATTCTTTTTCTTGCTCTTGTGCTTTAAGTAATTCTTGTTTGATAGTTTCTATTGCACCTTTAAAATTAACACCAACAGTTGTTAAGTGTATAAAAGCACCTTTACCATTATCATTTGGATTCATGTAAACTGAACTTCTATCTCTAACAACGATTTCTTCTTTACTTATATCTTCTAACATTTCTAATGCTTCTGAATAATCTTTATTAATGTGTCCTAATATTCCCTTTAACTCAGTTCCGTTATTCATTATTTAATTCCTCGCTTTAAATTATTAGTAATCTTTTGAGAAACAAATGTAACTTCGTTAAACGGACACATCATAGTTATTACATAACCACCTGCTCCATCATTTTCTATTAAAAATGTAAAACCATAGCGTTCAACTTCAACTTCGCCATATTGTTTCAATTCTTTTTCTTCTAATAAATCTAGTTCTATTGAACAATGGTCTTTTTCAGCTCGTCTTAACATATTAAAACAACTTGCTAAATCTTTTGGATTTGTAGCGTCATATTTTGAATTTGGTAATTTTCTATTTTTCATCCTACTCACTCCTGTCTTCCTTTAACCACCAAGTCTTTTTGTAATCACTTATATAAAGAAGATACATATCGTTTAAATCTCTGTTTTTAGTTATATGTATTCTTCCCAAATTAAAATCTACCAATACAATTTCGTTTGTAAAAGCGCCCAATTTAGTATAAACTGTTTCTTGTTTTGAAAATTCAATCAATTTTTCTAACGGACAACCTAACTCTTCTTCTAAATCTTCATAAATAGCAAGTTTATCTATAAGTTCATCTCTAGTTGTAAAACCACTTATACGATAAATATTATCATCATCTTTTTTTGTTATTCTATTCATATTATCCTATTTTCTCCTTATTTAATTTATCTAAAAATTTTGTAATTTTTGTAAGCGTTGAGCTAGTATATATTAAATCCTCTGGTTTAAAGCAATATTCATGAACAACTGGATGTAGTGCAATTGTTCCAATAAGAGTTGAGTCTACTTTATTACCATTTACAATATTTGTATAAACTTGATATAAAGGTTCATGACGTATAACTTCAGCAAATTCTATATTATCCATTTTTTCTATTATCATTTTCATATTATTTACTCTTACCTTTCATAACTAAATTCCTTTCTTATTAGCTCCACCACCAAATGGTGTATCAATATCAAGATTACCTGAACTTGTCATTATTTCTTTTAACCTTTTTTCGAATGCTCTTTGATAAGGTTCATAAACGTTATAATAATACTCAAATGCTTCTTTTGATAAATGATTTATATGGTGTCCTTCATCTGCTAAATATCTATCATATTCATCAACTCTATATTTTGATAATATAGGAGTTCTTGTAATACGTTCGATATATTGAATTTTACGAATTTCTTTTACAAAACGCTCATCTAAACTAACTTCTTTTTTCATATTTATTCACTTCTATCTTTTATGCTTTCCAAATGCTAATTCTAAAGCCTTTTTAACTTGGATAGTATCTTCTAATGCTTCAATACTTTCGATTTCATACTTTTCCATTAAATCTTCTAGCTCGCCTAGCTTGTTTACTATTTGCCCCTCACTAATATAACAATAGCCTCTTTCATCATCTTTGTATTCATAACGTTTTAAATCTTCTCTATATTCAGTTAATCTATTCATAGTAACACCAACTTTTCATATTGTTTTTTCTCTGCTATTTTATGATAATCTCCATTTGGTTGTTTGATATATAAATCAAATTCAGTGTGTTTAAATTTTAACCACTCTTTTAAGGCAATTTTATCATTATAGCCAAAAGGCTTAATGTTTCCTTCAACAACTAAAACTGTATCAGGGTATAAATCGTTAATATAAATTATATCATTATCTTGTATTAATTCTTCTATTGTAGTTGCTTCTTTTAAAATAGTATCTTTAAAATGTGGCAAGTAAAGTCCTTGGTCTCCCACCATAATAAAATCATCTATAACTTTAAAAATACAACCTCGTTTAGTTCTTACATATTTATTCATATCAACTCAAGCTCCCCATTCTCATTCATTTTGGCTACATAGATTAAACCTTTATCTGTCCATATTGCACCATAGATAAGGTAATCTCCATTAAACCAACCATTACATTTTAACGCTTCATAATTGGCGTCTATTTCTAAACAATATTTATCAAAGCTATCTTTAACAACAAACTCATCACATAATTCTTTTATGGTGTCGGCTTGCTTTAGAATATCTTTTTCTTCTATAAAATCGCAAGAATACCCACCTTTATTATCACATTCTAAATAATGACCTTTTAACCCATTGTAATAGTAAATAGTATAGAAAGCACATTCAACTTTATATTCATTTATAGCTGTATTTTTGTCTATATATTCGATAGATGATATTTCTTTACTTTCTAAATCAAATATTCTTCCATCTTTTGTTCTTATGTATCTACTTCTACTCATTTGCCCACCTCTTTAATAAATCAAATTCTTCTTCAGTATAAGGCTTTTTGTAAGACGCCATCTCATTAAATTCATTAACGTTATCAGCCATTTCAAGAGCACTTAAATCAGATTTTTCCTTAATAATCTCAAGCACTTTTTCTTGCTCTTGGGCTTTTAGTAAGGATTTTCTTATATTTATAAAATCTTCATCTAAGCAATTATAAAGTATATAATCGTGCATTTTCTTATCATTGATTATGTTTTCCAAACACTCCAACGCTTCACTAGGGTTTGCATTATCTATTGCTTCTAGGCGTTGTAGGGCATTTTCAATAATTTCGTGCCATTTATCAATATCTGGTATTTGATTAGGACTATAATATAATTCTTGCTTTAAGTTTTTGAATGCTTCTAAATATTCTTTACTCATTTTCTAACACCTCTATTTTTCCTTTCTTATCTTGTATATTTTTGCTTTACATGATACAATAATAATGTATTTGTGGTAATTATAATTTTATAATTAATCAAAATGAGGGCTTTGAATATTGGTTGTTCCCACAACAATATTCTTAGTCTCTTTTTTTATTCTTCTACCTCCAATAAAATTTTATTCCTGAATTGTATAATCTGTAATAAAGTATTGTAAAAGCACATTTTTTAATTCAATTATTAATCTAAAGCAAACAGCCTCGCGAATTAATGTTATTTTTACATCTCTTTTATCTGATAATTTCATTTTAGCTATTAAGTCTGTTGAATTATATAATAGAACAGTTTTATAAGAGCATAAAGCTTTAAATATTTTTTCAGCATCTTTTGATACCATACTAATCATCCTCCCTTAAATAACATTCACCCATTTTGTTTAAAAAAACTTCATATGATTCTAAACGTTTAGTATTACTTTCTATATATTCTTTTCTATTTTCTTCGGTTTCCCATTCCTCAAGCTCTTTTGCTTTTAAATCATCAATCCATTTTTTTATTTCCTTTATTTTATTAATAACATAACTTTTATCACAATAAATTATAGAATCTGTTTCATCCTCTGGACGAGCGTATGGCCTGTTTTCTATAACGGCATTTTCATAAACATAAACTCCAGTTTTCCAAGGAAAATTTAAAGAATTAATTTGAGCTTTTTCTGCAGCTTGATATAGTAAATGACCGGGGCCATAATCGCAGTAAAGAACTATATAATTAGTATATCTATTTTTAGCTTCTTTTAAAATTTGATTTTTTAATTCCTTACTAAAAACCTTAAGCTTTTCATCATCAATACTTTTTGTTCCACTATTAGCTAAAAAGCTACACATAAATCCTGTAAAACTTTTATCACCATTATCATGGTCTTTTCCGCCTTTTATAATATTACACCAAAATTGGCATGTTACATCTAAAATTTTTTCTGATATTTTTAACATTCTTATTCCTCCTTATCATTATACCCGCTACATTCATACTTATGTGAACATAACTCACAGTCACTCATTCCAGTATAATTGCCAGTTTCCCAACACTTTTCCTCTTCGTTTTCGGGCTCAGCGTTGAATACCGATTTATTACATCCCCTAGCTCCACAAAATCTACGCCAGATTCCTGTATCGTTCTCTGTAATGTGTGGAGACTTACTAGGTCCAAAAAATATTTTCATTTTTTTCACTCCCTAATCTTTAATTACTATATCAAAACATTTTCTTTTTCCACAATACCCTCTTAATAATCGATAGTCTGAATGTTGATATTGGTCCAAGGCATAATTATAAGCTATTGCTATATAATCATTTGACCTTGGGTTAAACATTACATTGTAATCATCATTATTTATATCTTCTTTTGCATATTCAAGCTCTTCTAGTGATACTCCCGTCCCAACATAATTTAAAGCTTCATAAATTGCGTCTTCCGCACAAGCAGCCTCTACTTTGATTCTGTGAAGTCTTGGAAAGTATACCCCAACAAATTCCATTAATTCTATTGTGTATGTTCTCATTTTTTTCTCCTTTTCTTTAAATCAACTATTATACAATTTCTTTTTATGTCTTCTAAATACTCTTCGTTATAAAAGTTTTCTAAATCGTTAAATAATTCTTTACTAAAATCTTTTTGATGACGCATATATTTTTCTTTTAAGTTATAATAACATATTTGCAAATATTCAAAATCATGATGATTCTTAAAAGGAGTCTCTACCATTTCTAAATAAGTTGTAGCGTCTACACCAAAATAATTATAAAAATTATCGCGTGTTTTTATTTTATAGCCTCGTTTTATCATTTCTTGAGTAACCATTATTGTATATGTGTATAAATCATTTTTAGGATACTCATAAATATAGTTAATCAGTATATGTTTATCTTGCCTCTTAAATATACTGTTAAGTTCCCTCCATTGAGCTAATAACTGGCTCTTAGGTAAGTAAGGAATTAACTTGTAATGCCATAATCTCATATAGCCACCTCTTCCTTTAAATAAATATTATATGAAGGTTTATCGGGTACCATCATTAATAATTTCTTGTCCCACACTAGTTTATGAGATTTTATCTCATGAATTTCTTTTATTTCAGAATCATATACAAGTCTATAATCTTTTTGATACGGAGCATATGAATTACAATATTCTTTATATATAAAGATATTATAATGTCGCCCCGGATTTTGTCTAATCCATTCTAATAATTTCATATTCTTGCCCTCCTTGATACAACTATATTTTAAAATAAAGAAAAAAGAATGTCAAGTATTTTTTTAACTTTTTTTCATTCTTTTTTTCTTGCTTGCTATTTTATTGTATTCATCAATATATTTAGCCGGTATAGGATAGCATGTTATTAATCTATTTGAATTAAGGAAAAATATAAATACATAGCCTCTGTATAATTTTACTCTTTTGCCTTTTAAAGCAATTTTATTTTCCACAAAATCTCTAAGTGGTCCAGGGGGAATTTGACTATGGTTTATTCCGTTCTTAACCGCTAAGTAGCTGAGCCTTTTTATTTCCTTATCACAAATATTAGACCTTTCTTTTACTCTTAAAAAACCATGATATGTATATTGATTTTTATCGATTTTCATCTTTTAAAAGCCAATCTAAAGATACATTAAAGGCATTAGATATCTTTATTGCAAATTCTATAGTAGGCTTTCTATTTCCAGATAAATATCTACTTATGGCTACAGGTGTTAGCCCAATTTTTTGACCTAATTGTCTTTGATTAATATTTTCAAATTCCATTAATCTTTTAATTTTATTAATCACCGTAAAACGCCTCCAAATTACCTAATTTATTTTCTATAATAATAGGTTTATTTCCGTCAACGTCGTCGAAATATGGTAAAGCTCTCATTGTATTATATTGAATAAATTCCTCAGCTTCCTCAGCAGTACAGTTGTTATCTTCAGCAAACTCTTGAATCATCAAATCATAATCATAAACAACTCTCTGGTCACTAGATATACCAACTATACTTTTATCAAAATTCGGATTATCAAACAACTTAAAAGTTACCTCATTTTCTTCTCCGTACTTATCAAGAATATTTCTTATTTTCTCATCTTTCATCAAATCATACCTTCTTTCATAAATTTTATAATATCATTAACACTATGTTCTGTAACATATTTACCTGTAAATATTTGTTTAGCCATACATCGGTCTAATATTTCTATAGCCTTATCAGGATTAGAGCCAGGCATTGTTTTTGATTTCTCATAAATATATAACACTAAATTATCATTTAAATATCCCTCATTAAATTTTCTAAGAATTTCAATGTTTGTTTTATCATCAAGTTCTTTAATAAATAAGGGTGATAATCTTCTATTTAAAGCTTTATCTTTTTTTATGGTAGATTCGTATTCTTCTCTAGTAGTGGCTCCAATAATTGTTATTTCACCGCGGCTTAGATAACTTTTTAAAATATTGCTAGCATCTATGGCCCCGTCGCTACCACCGGCATTATAGATTGTGTGGATTTCATCTATAAAAATTATCGTTTTTTTACTAGAATCTTTATTGTTTTTAGCTGTTTTCGATAAAAAATCAACTAATTTTTCTTCGAATTGGCCTCTTAAACTAGTTCCAGCTACGCATGCTCCAATGTCAAGCTCAACCAAATTAAAATGATGTTTCATATCGTATGCAAACTGTTCTAATATTGCAGTTTTGCCACAACCAGCCTCACCCACAAGTATTGTATTTTTCATTCTTTTTTTAAACATGGATTCCTTAAGAAGAGCTAGTTCTTCTCTACGTCCAACTAGCTCATTCTTTGCTGGAACCTCCTTTATAAAATCATATTCTTCCATTAGCATAACCTCTTTTATTAATGTTCTTTATAATCAGCCCAGCGAACTAGTTTTTGGTAAAAAGGAATAACGCCGTATTCATGGGCATTAATTAAGTGGTCGTTGCCATCTGCCCTCGGTTTGTTTCCTTCTCCCTTACGACAATTTTTAATTTCTCTAATCAGATTCTTACATCTATCACATACGATAAATTCACCGTAAGCCATAAGCATGTTTGTAAATGATATTCTCATACGAATAGGTCTCTTAGACGAACCCATTAATATACAATTATAAACGTCATACTCTCTCAATTTAATTTCAAGATTTTGTCTAAAACCAATATCAGCGCAGTCAACGTAAATATTAATCTGACCTTTCATTAAACAACTAGGATGAGCTCTAAACTCTTTAATCCAAGCAATTATTTGTCTAGCACATGCATCAACCTGTTCTGGCTCTGTATAATTATCTTGATTATCTGTATTCCATGAGTTATCTGTTCTATTATTACTATGGAAATATTCATCAATTGTAACCAAAGTTTTATAATCTGTGGTTATAGCTCCAAGTGCCATTGTAGTTGCAGCCTTGATTTTAACATCTTGATTTTCGTTCTTTTTAACAGTTTTGACTTTTCCTTCTCCATCTGATAAACCAGTATCGATTCCAATTGCAAAATCAGCAAAATCCATTTTAGGATTTCCAAATTGGTCAGTCGCAAGAATTTGCTGGATAGGAACAACTAATTGGTCAGGTTTCCAGTTATGATATACCTTACCAGTTGTAACACCGAACATTCCAAGAAATTCTACCTTATAACGTTCAGGGTCCTTTTCCTTACACTCTTTAGCTGAAGCATCATAAATTTCTTTATCTCTAAACTCATTGATTTTATAAGTTGATTTATGTAAATATAAACCCTTTCCATATGGACCTACAAAATCTAAATCCTTATAATCAAGATAAGTAATTTCAGGATGGTCTAATAATTCATAATCATCATCAAGACGTCCTTTAAAAAATTCCTCATTTAGCCATGATTCTCCGTCCCACGCATTGAAACACATTGTAATTTGTAATGTAATACCCTCATATTTACCTCTTAGTGAACCGTCAAGCTTACGGAAATCCTGATATGAATCAAGCTCGAAAGCCTCTTCGATATAAATATCAGTTAAGTATCCATGAGCGAATGTTACTGAGTTTAATGATGTGGGGTTATTTAAGCCTCTAAAAATGATTTTTTGTCCTGTCCTTAGATAAGTTATCTCTAACGGGTTTAAAGTCGCTTTAAACTCGGTTCCAAGCAAATCTAAATCAGCAAGACGTCCACAGATGTTTTCGAATGTAGATTGTCTGTTATCGGAATCGTTTTTACGACAAATCATGATGTTTCTACGCTTGTCCGAAAGTATTTTAAATATAGGCTCGTATCCAAGAATATCTACAGATTTTTTCGTACTACGAGCTCCTTCGAATAATCGGTAACGACAAGGACAGTTTGTAAACCATCCTCGTTCGTAACCTTTTCCAGTAAGTTTGTAAAGATTTACTACTTTTCTCCCGTCTACTATTTCATAGACGCCTTCTCTCATTGTACTTGACTTACCTCTTCCTTGTAAACAAGGTCATTCAATTCAAGTTCTTTGATTTCTTCTTGGCAGTATCTTTCTATAACCTGCTCAGCGTCATAGAATCTAGGTAAACTACCATCACTAATAGTAAAGTAAACGTCCTCGCCCTTTAAGTCAAGCTCAATTCTCCAAGCTCTAAACATCATTCTTAAATCTTTATTCATCATAAGATAATAATGTTTTTCGCCGGTTTTCTTTCTGAATTTTATACCAATTGCAGCATGAAGTTTTCTCATTTCCTTATTGGCACAAATTTTATCAGCTATTTTGTTATAATAATCAATTAAGCTTAAAACTGGTTCTGAATTCGTTTCTTGAAGAACGATTTTAAAATAATATTTTTGATTATCAGGAGCTGGACATAAAGACTCTGGTAAAACATCATATCCAAGCTCTTTTAATTTTTCTGTATCAATGTTTTTTAATTTATAAATATAACTCATCTTTTTACCACCTTATTAAATTGGTCAGCTGTAACTTTAGTATTGCAAATTTTGTCATAAATATCCACATAAAGCTCTTTTTTATTGCCATTATATGTACATTCATAATATCTAAGGTCTTGGCCGGAATCACATATGCAACACTTCATATTTTGTAATTCCTTAGCATACCATACTAAATGTAATTCTTCGATTTTGAAATCTTCATTATACTTTTCTTTAAGTTCTTTTATGATTTCATTTTTACAAATAACTTCAAACTCATAACTAGTCATTATTCTACCTCATACCAATCTTCTTCAAGCATATCTGTTTGTGATGCTAACCAAGGTACCCTGCAACCATCATGGTACTTATCGCCTTTAGGGTAATTCATATAAATATAAGGTAAAGTCATTTTAGAATGCGCGTCAGGTCTTTGTAATTCTAACCATAAGCCTTTACCATTCCAACCTGTACGAGCAACCTTAAGTCCTTTTTTTAGACGTCTTAAAGCCCAACCAAATGAATGAGTATTATTTGTTCCGGTTTCAGGATGTTTAGTTAGTACCTTTTCAATATACTTTTCACTAAAATGATATTTTTTTGACATTGGTAAATCTAAATCTAGGTCAGCTGATTTGATTATACTAACAAGTATATCACCAAAATCTTCTAGGTCTTCGTCTTCCTCAACCTCGACCACTAAGGGGTTACGATTTAGAACCGCACTTACAGTTAATGTCTTTCCAGCAAAATTTTCCTCATATGCTTTTAGATTAATTTCATTGTTTTCTCTGATTTTTTCTTCTAAATCCTCTACTTTTTTTAACAATATCTTATCGCCTACATTAATTTTCATATTATTTCCTCCATTTTTAGCGATTTAAAGGGCTTTTTCGACTGTCTCGATAAATTGCTCTATCGAGTAACAAACGAAGGCTAGAAAGCCTCTTTTAACTAGCACATCGATTGTATTAAGCTGTTCCTTTGTGGGACGATTTGGCTTTACCTTAGTTTCACAAAAGATAACCTTGCCTTTGTCAGTAAGAATCATAAGGTCAGGCCAGCCGGGGGAGGCAATCCTGTATCAAAGTAACGTTCTTTTTGTTGAACCTTGTCCCAGAATTTTATCTTACCAACATTCGTATGAAACGCAATAAAATTATGCTGTCCACACCATAGTTGAATTTCTTTCATTAATCTAACTTCCGGTGTTTGTGACATAATAGTCCTCCTTATACATCCATTTGTAGCCATAAGTCTGCTTTCTTTTTCCTTTACAAACAGCAGAAATATGAGATAAACCTTTTGCCTCGACTCCTATTGAATTCAAATAAATTGTAACATCTTTTATAGAATCAAATTCTTTTATAAAGTTGCTATTTAAATCTAACATAACAACCGCCTTGTAAAAGCTAGGTCTTTTTTTTCCATAATTTGGATGTTTTTCTCCTCTTACTCCATACATCGGATTCCCTTTTCCTGTTCTTAAAATACTTAATTTTTTTCTTGTTTCTTCACTACAGCAATGTCCTTTACCTTTGTGAGATTTCGATAATTTTTCTTTTGTTTCTTTTGATAGCTTTTTATTTTTATTGCCACCGCTTTCACAATTGTATCCAAATTCCTTTATATTAGATTTATAAAAAGAAATATAATATTTTTCTAGTTCATCTAATTTATCATTTTCAACCTCACATATAATTTCATGCTTAAAATTATCCCAGCCGTATTTAATTATTGCATTAGCAAATGGAGAAGTTAATTTCCTTTTATCATTGGTATAACCTCTTCCGTTTGACCACCTATTTTGTGGATTTCTAGTTGTCTGACCAATATAAACTTTACCATTTATTTTATTGGTATGTTTATAAATATAGCCCATATTTATACCTCCATGATTAATATTGGTATTTTTCCGGTTTCTTCAACTCGTCCATCAACGCCATATAAAGTTAAATTTTTTGTTTTTAACATTTTTATAGCTTCGGTATAAACACCACTACCATCATAATTTTCCATGCCACATATATCATTGGCTTTATGATGGCCAAATACTATTGTTTTTATATTTGTATATGGATATAAATTAATTGCCCCGCCGAATTTAACTAAATCTACTTTTTTGCTAAGACTAGTTAAAGTAGCACTATGCCATTCGTCTCTAGTTGCTTCCACAATATTATCAACGTTAGGAACCCATGAATGAACAAATAATATATCTTTCACAATATAATAATATGGCATTTTATAATAAAGGTCCATAAGGTCTTTATTCTTTAATCTAAAATCAGCTAAAACTCTATTTGTTTCCCCAGAATCGGCTTCGCCTAATTGTTGCATAGTATTGAAAGTTCCGCCAGTATAATCATGTCTTTTTATATAACCTGTTTCATATAATCTCATTAAAGAGTCATCATGATTACCTCTTATTAATATAGCTTTTTCTTTCATTATAAAATCTTTAACAAGTTTAGCTTCAGAACCTCTATCAAAGAAGTCACCTAAAATTATTAATTTATGATTGGGATTGTTTTTATCATATCCGGATTTTTTTAATGAATCTTTAAACTCACTATAAAACCCATGAATATCACTACATACAAATAATTTCATATTATTTACCTGTACTTCCAATGCCGCCAGTTCTTACTGTGGTTGTATTATCATCATCAGCAATAAAATATTGTACAATTACACCTTGCATATATTTGTCGCCTTTTTCAATAACAAAATCTTTATCAGAATCATTTCGAAGCTTACACTTCATAGTGTTTGGATAGAAATCACTATCTATAACACCTGTACCATTAGATAGGGTAATTCCATGTTTGAATCCGTATGATGAACGAACAAATAATAGTAATACCTTATCCTTATCTAGTTCAATTGAAACACCACTTTCAATTAAACATTCTCCATGTGCCGAAACAACATATCTATCAGGAGATATAAAGTCGTATCCAGCTGAGCCCGACGTAGAACGTCTAGGCATTAAATTTTCATCATTTGTATGAAATTTAATCATTTATACATTACCTCTCTTTTAAATTTATTATACATAGCCCAGTCAACAGGTATGTGTTTGATTTTTGCTTGTGCCAAACACCAACCGGGAGCATAACCTCTTTCTTTTGCTATTTCAACTAATCCACCGAATGTATCTTGCATGCCAACCTCCATACGTCTTTTCTTTTTTTCTATTTTTTCAATACGTTCGAGTTCGGCTTTTTTCTCATTCTCGATTTCTTTTTTAGTCCTGCCATTATCATTTTTGCAGTAAGGACATATAGGACTAGTTCCAGCATAAGTTCTTAAACATTTTTGACATACTCTTACAAGCACCTCAGGCTCACCTGAAGAATTCTTGCATTTTTTACGCTCTGATAAAGACCACTCATTATCATCAGTAGGCATACCATGCCTGAAAGCATTTCCCACATAATCAATTATTATAGCTTTTTTACCCTCCTGTGGAGTTAATGCTCTACAAGATTGTTGAATGTAAAGTGCTAAAGACTGTGTAGGTCTGAGCATTAAACATACCTCACAAGTTGGTAGTGTGATTCCCTCTGAAATTAAATTACAATTACATAAAATTGTAATCTTACCATTTTTGAAATCATCCATAACTTGTAATCTTTCTTTTTCTGAGGTATGAGAATCAATATGGACAGCTTTATAACCAGCATTATTAAATAAATCACAAACAATCTTAGAATGTTTTATAGAGGTACAATATGCTATAGCTTGTTTATTCTTAGCTAATTTTTCATAATTAGCTATAATATCTCCATATATTTTGCTATCACACATTATATCTTCTAATTGAACAGTTGAATAGTCTCCATCTCCTATAGCCACATTAGATAAATCTATATTTAGTTTAGGAGCGTATAAATCGTAATCACTTATAGCTCCTCTTTTAATTAACTCGTTTGCTGATATTCCTTCAACTATAACCTCGAATAAATCTAAAGGCTTTCCATCAAGCCTTTGAGGCGAGGCTGAAAATCCCACAATTTTACAATTATAATAATCACAAACATCATGGTATGTTTTACATCCTGAAATATGAGCTTCGTCTATTAAAATTAAATCAACTGGACCATTTTCACCAAGATGATTAACCTCAGTAAAAACTGATACAATTCTTACGTTTGGATAATCTATTAAATTTCTATGCTGTTCTAATAAAATATTTCTATGTGCTAATATAAGAACATGAGAACCTTTTTCTTGAGCTGAATGGCACATCTCTTCCATAACATAAGATTTACCAGAACGGTCGACAAGGAAGAACAACAATTACGCCTTTATGATGTTTTAATTCTTGTCTAGCTCTATTATAAACATCTTGTTGATAATCCCTTAACATTTAATCACCGCCTTAGTATGAGAAAGTGTTATCTATAACCACAAATCCTTGGTAGCTCTTAACTCCTTGATTGTTAACGACTACTTTATAACCCTTCTTTTGTAATTCCTTGCTAAATTTCATTTCACTCATTAAGAATGCATTATTATCAATACACCAGCTCTTATATGATTTATAAGCGCTTCTACATGCTGCAACACCGTTAGGAACTATCTTACATTCTGAACTAATGAATTGAGAAATAACATCCATTTGTTCTTGATATTCTTTAATTTCATCCTCAAGGCATTTAGGTTTTTTGATTGTTTTAGTTTCATTATAAATTTGGAACCCTCTTATACACCAGCCAAGAATCTTGTCAGCCTCAGCTTGTAACTTTTCAGGCAATTCCTTATCCTTTTCTTCCTCAGTAAATGTGTGGATGAACGGGAATGGGAATATACGTCTCCAAATACCTAAGTCAGTACCTCTAATAATAGGCTTATTATTTGTTGACATCCAAATCTTAAACTTAGGCATGAATGAGAATTCGTTAGCATATTTGAACGCAGCTGACATTTGGCCACTACCAGTCATACGCTTTACTGTACCTTCAGCTAATTTTTCGCCTTCGTCAGTTTCATCAGTTTCTACATAACGGGCATCCTTTAATTTGGCAATTGTAAATGTATTATTTGTTTGCATTTTTTGTTGCATTAAAACTTCGCTATTTACATTATCTCCATAATCACCGATTATATGATTTACTATTTCTTGGAAGGTTGTTTTACCGTTAGAACCATTTCCGTAACATAAGAACATACATTGTTCTTTTGTAGAACCAGATAATGAATATCCTAAGCATTTTTGAACACAATCTATTATTTCTTCAGTTTCTTGTAAGTTTCCTCTTTCAAAGATTCCATGTAAGAAATGAATCCATACCTTAGGCTCATCATATGAAACCTTAACATTAGTATTTTTAGATAACATTAATGTAGGATTAAAAGGATATATCTCACCAGTTCTTAAATCAACAACACCTGAATCAGTATTTAATAAATAATCATCCTTATTAAATTCATCACTTGTTACAGCCACATCTTTTAATGATTGGAATTCAAATAGCATAGCATCTTTTCCGGCTTTATTAGAAATACGGTCGATATTCTTTTGATAAGCCTTAATATAAGCCTCACTTAATTTAATATCTTTTCCTTCATTTCTATCTTTTTCAAGCTCGTCTTCAAGATTACCTAAATCATCCTTACATAATTGAATAAATTTATTAGCATATTTACGAATTATATCTTTTTCATCTCTAATCCAAGTTTTACCTGTCCAGAACATAAAAATTTTATCAGTCTTATTGTATTTGAATAAATCTCCAAAATATTCATAAAACTTTTCAGCATTTCCTGTATCATTGCAAGGGAATCTTTTATAAAGAGGTTTAATTCTAAAAATAGGTTCGCCGTTTTTATCTATATTCATAACAGCTTCTCTATTTAAAGGTAAACTACTTAAAACCTCTCCGGTTTCTTCATCGATAATTTCTTCTTTTCTTTGATGATTAATCTCAATATAAGATAAATCTTCTCCGCCTTTAGTATAACCATTTGTACAAGTTTTTATGGCCTTAGCTATAGTTTGATTACCATAAGTATCTGCTCCTCGCATTTGGTCCCATTTATCTCTCATAAGACCAGATGAACGGAATATTGTGTCCATTTTATCAGCGTCACAATTACACCAAAATGCAAGTAAATTACATAATGCTAAATCAGCAGAACTGTGGCTATCATCCCACCATGATTTACCGGCAATTATATAAGCTCCGTCAACGTCTCCGAGATATAAAGCTTTAAATAATTCTCCATTTTTTTCATTGGCTATAGCCTTATCAATTATTTCTTGAACATCAGCATCGTTGCCCACAGATAAGTTTACATTTCTTACAGGTTGTGCATCATCCTTAGGCATATACTTTTCGTATAAAGGCTTAATTTCCTCCTCTCTCGTCATTACAGGTTTAGCATTAATAACATTTCCTGTAAAAGCGAAAAATCTACCTTTTTCATACATTTCCACACATGTGGTTTTTCGTCTTGTTCCTGGTAGTTTTCCGGCACAAATAATATGCACTCCGTTACCACTCCAAGACCTTTCAGAATACGAATCGAGAGTTGTAATAAATTCTTTAGCTATTTCTTCAAATTCTTCTTTTGGTAATTCTAATTCACCAGTAGTTTTATTTGGGTGATTATCTAAATCTACGCCATAAATTCCGTCGCCAAGCATGAATCCAATTCCATTACAATTATATTTAACACATCCTAAAAGGGCTATGTTAAAATTGGTCCAAGTCATGCTATCATTGCTTCTAGCATATTTACCATTTATAGAATTAATAGGAAACTTACCAACCTCACCATTGCGCTCTTCGATTTTAAAGCATACCCATCTTTTTAAAGCTTTTAATTCATTAGGTACCCTTTCATATTGTTTACACAAATCGTTGTAGTTCATAGTTCCTCCTTCCTAATTTTTAAAAATAAAGGGGCAATTTCAGCCTCGAACTGAATAGCGACCAAAGTAATGTAATATGCTTAAACCTTCCCTTTCAAATGGAGGACTTTTTCGCATTGCCCATGTAACAAGGGCACCTTATAAGGTACCCTTTAATTTATTAAAATGGTAAATCTGAGTCTTCGATTTCTACTGAAGCTGCAGGAGATACAGATGTTCTCTTGATTGTTTTAGTATCAATTGAATTTCTTTCATTTCCTGTCTTGTCATCAGTATACTTAAGAACCTTAGCTTGAACACACATACCATTTAAGAATAAAGCAACCTCATCAATGCTTCCAAATCTAGTTTTAAAATTAGGGTTTGGAGTTTTGTTTCCGTTAGCATCTACGATTTCGGCATCAGCATCTTGAGCATGAACTAACATTCTAATCTTATAGTCATCATACTCCATTCTAGTAATGATATTTTGTTTTTGAGCTTGAGACATAGCCTCATAATCTTCTTTTTTAATTCTCTTATTCTTTTTTTGTGGGTCTCTGTGAACTTCATTTTCCCAGATATTATCCCAAACTTTAGCTCCGGCAGATGGTTGAGATACATCATCTCTAACAACAAAAGTTAATCCGATATAATTTTTGCCGGTATCAGTTTTCTTTAACTCGGCATTTTCAATTTGTAGCTCGTAAACTCCTGTTTCAATTAATTCGAAACCACTAGAAGCTTCTTCACTAAAATCCATAAAATTTTGTTCTTGCATAATTATTTATTTTCCTCCGTATTATTATTTTGAATTTTATCTAAACATTCTTTAGAACATACAGCTGCTCCATACTTTTCTAAAGAAGCCTTATAAATCTTTTCGGTAATTGCTTTTCCACATACTGAACATGTAAATTGTTGAGCTGGTTTCTTAGCCTCAAATGGTGGCATTTCAAGTTTAATTCTTAAACAATCTACTTTTTCGCCAGCGAATTCAGTCATTGTTTTCATTACAATTACTCTCTTACCAGCCCAGTCCTCAATATATGGAGTTCCATATAATTTTTCAATTCTTTCACAATTTGTTTTGTTAAGAATCATAGGCTTTACCTCAACGCCTTTTACAACGTTGTCATCCTCAGCAAAATAAGCCACTCTACATAATTCTTTTTTACCAACAGGATTTGTTACCTCTTCTGACTTAACTTCTGCGATAGTTAATGTTATTTCTTTAACTTCATCATTAAAAGAATAACTACCTAAATAATTTGTGTCAGCTAATGTTTTCCAATGTGTCTTTGCTGCCATATTACTTTTCCTCCTTCTTAATTACTGTTGCATTTTCTAATGCTTTATAGAAATTGTTATTTCCGATTAAATACTTAGTAACAGCCATTGCTACAGCCTTTTCTAAATCAAAATCCTCATTATTGCACTTAACCTTAGCCACATAATTGTTAGAAAACTTAACAATAGTATAACCATTCTTTTCATTAGCAACAACCTTAGTAATCTTAGGTAATTTAGCTAGTGGAACAAATTCATCTATAAAAGACTTATGTGGTTTTAATAATTCTCTGCTGCTAGTTCTTCTTAAACTCTCTAAGAAATATTCTGTAGCATCAATGCTTGGGTCATAAAACTTAGGCATTTTTTTCTTCCTCCTTCTTTAATAATGGGTCATCACTTTCAATGCCCTCTTCTCTTAACTGGTCGCCAGTTAATCCCGCAAAGTAATAATTTAATACTTTTGCTTTTTTCGTTAAACGGCAATATTCACATGACTCACATCTATGTGGCTGAACTTTACCGTCTAAAATATCACCGATTCTACCGATGTTATTTTCAATAATTTTCATAGCGGCATCTAATTGTGGTTGTGGGATTTGCCAAATACCAACATCACTTGGCTTTTCCTTAGTAATTCCACAGATGTAGCAAGGTAATTGCTCACCAGTATTTTGTCTTACAATTTCTTGGAAAATTGCAAGCTCAATATGGTATAGATAAGCCTCTACGAAATTTTCTTTACCATAACCGGTCCATACTGGCTGAAAGTCTTTCATAACCTTTAAATCAACGATAAACTCGCCTTTTTTGTATGAGTCCATCTTAGCTTTAAATTTTCTACCAAAAATTTCTCCGGTCATAATAACTTGCTTTTCACCAGACATATAATACATCATAACAGGGTCGGATTCAATTCTTTTTATGATTTCTTCAGCTTGTAAGAAATCAGCCTTAAGAGTTTCTGTTTTTGTAAAAATTTCTGGATGCTTAGTTTTAAATTCTTCTAGCTCTTTGCTAAAATATGCGTCAACATAACTACTCATTAACATAGCAGGTGTTGGCTCAGTTTTGTAATTCACAGCTGCTGCCGCCTCACAAGACATAAATTTCGAAATTCTTGTAAAAGATAAGAAGCTGTGGTCAGTGATGTAAGTTTCTTTTGTTAATTCGCTCATTTTTTCCTCCGTTTTCTTAATCATTTAATTTACTAAAAAGATAATCATAACTGCAATCTAAAGCTTCAGCCAATTTGTTTAAATTGAAAACTCTTGGTTTATTTTTATTGTTTTCTATATTTTTTATTTGAACTATAGAAAAACCAGTTTTTTTTGCAACATAATTAATCGAATAGCCTTTTTGCAATCTTAATCTTTTTATTAAATCACCGAATTTTTCTTCCATTTAACATTAAGCATATACATTTCTTCCTCCGACAATTTAATATTATCACCTTTAGAAAATAATGTCAAGTATTTTTTAAATCTTTTTTCGATTTATACTTTCTATTAATTTCATCTTATCACTCATACTGATTAAATCAAGACCGTTTATAGCTTTAAATATACTATTTTCTAGCACATTCCCGTTATCATCAAATATTAATAAAACTTGTGGAGCTTCATATATTATTTTTAAAGCAGGTTTTCCTGTTTCATCCACAGTTTCTACTATAGATTTTACTTTTAATGATACATAGGATAGGTCTTCTTTCATCTCGTCGTATTCTTTTCCTTTTTTCTCTAAGTCGCCAACGAGTGCAGCTTTTATTTCAGCCACTTCTTTTTTTAATTCTTTTAGGTCTTTAAAAAATCCCATTATAATTTCTCCCTTTGCTCTTTTAATAATTCAATTAAATAGTCAAAATCTTCTTTTGTCTCTGGAATATATTTTAAATTTTCTATACCTAAAAGCTTAATAGGACTTACGCCTAAAATTTCACTCATCTTTAATAAATTAGTATGATTGATATTTTTGGCTTTACCGTTTTCTATGAAGCTTAGTCCAGGTCTGGTCATATTTAATTGATTAGCAAAGTCTTTTTGCGAAATGTTGGCTTGGCCTCTATATTTTGCTATATTATTCATTCCTGACTACCTCCTCTTCTACATTATATAAAAAAAAGAAAATATTGTCAAGTAAATTTTAACAATATTTTCGAATATTTAATTAAAACTTGTATATCTTGGCCTATTTATCATGACGTGATTGAATAATCCGGCATCTTTCAAAAAATTAATGCATGGTCTGCAAATTTCAATTGCTTGTAAATCAGATTCAGGAGCTATAATTCCTTTCTCAGGGTCATATCCAGAGTCTTGGCCAATATCGCTATTCTTAAATACATACATAGCTTGTTCTAATAACGCTTTTTTGAAATAATCTTTATCTCTTTCTATGACTTTTCTTTGCATTTCACTTTTAGGAACATAATCGTCTTTTAAGCATTCCCATGGAGTAATTCTAAATGTATTTGCATCAATCCAAGTCATAAGTCTATCTTCAATACGACGAAGGAACATATCTGCGAAATTAGAAGTATTAGCACCTTTGTTTAATTTAGCTTTTAAATCAATACCCCAATAATTTAAAAAATCATCTGTAGATATAAACTGTGGTTGCATATCAATCATAGTATCACCTCACATTTTATTATAACATATATTTTTTTTATAATAAAGAAAAAAAGGCAAATTTATGTGTTGGCATAAATTCACCTTAATCCAATTATAAACAATTGTATTCATAATTATTAAAATGCAATTTAATTATATACTTTTATTTAATTGTTGTCAAATGTATTATCTTTTTATTTCATTGATAAATAATACTTAAATGCTTTTCCTTCTTTAGCGTCTTTATCTTCTAAAAATTTACGAGATAATCTAACATAACTTATAGTATCATTAGGAACAGCTCCATAATAATCAGAATACATCATATTCATAACATAATTCCAGTCATATTCGTTAAATTTATCAAAAGAAATTCCGTTTTGTTTAGCTACAGATGTGGTTTGTTCTACGTTCCAATGAGGGCCAATTGTCCCATCTTCGTTAACCATATATTTTGTAGCATCATTTAATAACCAATCATTAAAATGACAGCCATAAGTTTCTTTGTATAAATGATGTTCTAGTGTTTCATATAAATCATGATTTGTTTCACGAATCATCATTAATGCATCATCAACAAAATCTCTTAATTGTTCATCACTAACATCTTTTAATATTTTTTTATGCATTATTTTTCTCCTTTAATAATTTTATTATTTCTTGATTCTGTTCAATAATTTTTCTTAGCATTTTATCTTGTTCTTGTTTTAATTCTTTATCTTGTTCTTGCAGATGTTTATCTAAATCCCTAATTTGAATATCATTTAAATTTAAATTTTCAACACCTACAAGAAAAGATAAAATAGTTAAAATATCTAAAAAACTCAAGTTAGTCAAGATATTCTACGTCTAATGCAACATTTTGAACAGTAATAGCTACGCCATTATTTACAAGTGTTAATGTGGCGATATCTTCATTACAATAAACTCTAACAGTACCACTAATATTTAAAGTTCTAACCTCAGTAGTTGCTGTAGTTATTGTAGTTCCTGCTGTAATGCCAGGTACGTCTGCATTATTTTTTTGTAATTTTATTCTAGCAACTCCTGCTGCTGGAGCAGTAAAAGTTACTGAACCTGTTACTTTATAATAACCAGGCATATTTAATAAAATACTGTTAGTTCCATTTTGAATCGCTCTTCCTCTACGTCTTTGAATAGTTGTTAAAGGAATGATTCCATTTGCTAAAACAGCAGCGTCAGTTGTTGTTGTCATAAAAATTAAACTATTATTACACATATTATTTTCTCCTTTTTTAAAATTGAAAAAGGGACCGACATTAAGCCAGTCCCTACAAATATATAAATTTGACATATTGTCGTGTCTTAATGACTAAATAAACTATTTATTATATATTTCCGTTGCATCCACAACCACATCCACAGAATGGATTTGCACCACTAGTGTAAGTTGTTGCAGAAGGGTATCTTACAACACCAGCTACAGCTTGATTTAATTCAAGTTGATTGATTCTTGCTTGTAAAGCTTCCATCTTATTTTCTGTGATTAAATCACGAGTCTTTTGACCGTCTAATAAGATAGCTTCTTTGATAGCAGCAGTATTCATAGCTTGGTTATAATTTACACCGTCAACAGCTCTTAAAGTATTGCAGCAACATTCGTTTTCCTTAGCTAATAAATTAGCTTGGCCAACAGCTAAACCAGCTACATCTCTTTGAAGCTCTGAATACTTATCATTTAATGCTGCTACTGTGTCATGGTAAACTTGGTTTGTTGTTGCAACAGTTTGAGCAGTACCAGCTGTAATAGCGTTGATAATATCTCTGTTTTGGTTTTGTAAATCATTGAAATTGAATCCATTGTTTACATCCTCTGCAGTTGCAGGTCTATAGCCTAAATTTCCGCCATTGCCAAAGAAGCCATTTCCGCCCCACATTAAGGCAAGAATAGCGAAAAGCCATAAGCCACTGCCGCCAAAACCAAAGCCGTCACCATAACCATAGCCACGATTCACATCCATTACTGGAGTAATTCCTGTTCCTTCCATTGTCAGCTTTCTCCTTTCATAATTTTTTATAATAAACACATGCCTAGAATAGTGTTATTATCCTGTTATAGATTTTATAAATTGTTGTGGGTCTATTCCTCTTTGTTGACACAGACTATAAAAAACTTGCTGAGGAGTATTTCCACTTCTTAACATATTCATGATAGGTTGCATTTGTGGATTTTTTAAAGCCATGTCTTGAAATAAGCCCATTGGATTATTTGATTGTGTTAACATTTTATATATATTTTGTAATTGAAAATTTTGATTAGTATTATTTATATTAAAAGGGTTAGCCATAATCTATTCCTCCTTTGCCTTAGTTAGTTCATCTATACGTTTTACCAATACCTCAAAATCGCTTTTTAAAACATATTCTTGATTAGGTTGAACATTTGTACCTTTTAATTCATTCTCGCTAATAGGAACCATTTTAAAGCATTCTATGGTTGCTTGCCCATATTGATTAGAAGTCTTTTTATAAATAATAGGATTATCTGAGTCTAAAAGCATAACCATTTGATTTGGTTGCATTTGAAATGATTTAGCACCCTCAATACCATTTACAAAAGCATATTGATTTGTTTTAAGTTGGCTATAAGGATTGTAATATGATGGATTTGGATAAGGCCCACCATAATTATTATTATTAAAGTTTTGCATGATAGTTTCCTCCTTATTTCTAGCTTAAATATAATGCCATTTTGCTGACAAATTCTGTCAAAATAAAAAAAGTTTAGGATTATTTTCCTAAACTTTCATATTTTTCTTTAATTTGCTTAACATATCTAAATAATGTTCTTTCACTTATATTGCATCTATATGCATATCCAGTAGAATTAAGTGTTTTCGGCCTATGCAGATATCCATACACAATATGTATTGTTTCATATCTAATGCCTGGCATTAATTTAGCCATTTCATCTTCAGTTAAATTTTCTATACATTTAGTATTATATTTTTCTAATTTGTTTTTATAATTATTTACTAACAATTTATCATCAAAATAATCCTTTACATAGTAAGAAATTAAAGTCAAAATAAATGTTAAAATAGCAGAGAACAAAATAGATATTGTTATTTTTACCTCTATATTAATTATAATTATTAAAACAATTGATGTCACAAAGAAGCATCCTAACATTGAATTAGCATGCCATTGCTTTTCAAACAAACATCTATAAATATAAAACAAAATAATAGTGATTATAGTTTCAATTAATTTGTCGAAAAAGTAAGATATAACTAAGGCTACTAAGATAGTTATTATTCCTAGTAGCCAAGCTATACAATGTTTTATTTTTCTTTTAGTTCTTAGCTTCATTTTTTATAGCCTTTACAAAATCAGCATAATGTTTTTCAACAACTGAAACTTCTACGCCATAAATTTTAGCAATGTCTTTAATGATGTCTTTCTCATCATCATTAAAAAATAAAGGTCCAATTCTCATATTATCACTTTTCCTTTCTTTAAACTATATAAAAAGTATAAGACAATCATAATATAGTAGTCGATTGAAACTAATAATTCAATTAATATTGTTTGATTAGCTAAATGCCAAGTCCATATCTTTGTTAGTGTAGATATTATTTGGAATATTGATATCAAAACTAATCCTACTAATATTCTTATCTTCTTTTTACACTTTAATTTAAACATAGGTATTATGACTAAAACTGTCAACTCTAATATAAAACCTAAAATTATTAATATAAATGTTTGGTCTTTCAGCCATGAACATGGTAATAGTATTAAGCAAACCCAAAAATCTTTAAACATCTTCTGTTCGGTAATAGCTAGATATGGCAAATAGGTAGCTGGTATATAAACAGCTGTCGTAAGTATATAAACTTCCCAATGATTATCTAACCATTTACAAAATTTTATAAATTTTTCACTATCAACAGACGGTTCAAACCAATTAGCCCCTAATAATTTGCATATAAATGCTAATCCAAGTAAAATCCAGCATGTTATTATCATAACTTTATACTGGTTGTATTTCATCATTTATAATTTCACCTTCCTGATTATTTTCAAATCTTTCTTTTTCTTTTTTTATATCATAATTAATTCTTTCCTGTTCTGCTTCAAAAATATTAGTAGCATTAGAATCAGGGAATATTTTCTTATGAGTAGTTAAATCAGCTATTTGATTATTCACAAAATAAACAGGATAAGATAAACCTAATTTTTTTATATGATTATCAACATGAATATTTTTTCCTTTAATAATTATAACCATTTAAAATCCTCCTTAATTATTTGGATAATACATTAACCTAGATGATATAGTTTGGAAATACCTATTTATGTCTGTAGATGTTTCTGTATAAAAACATCCTTCACTTGTACTAAAATATGAAAAATCTACACCCCAGCATACAAATTGTATATTAGTTCTTCCTGAATTACTAAACTGGTCGCACCAATAAGTAGTTGCTGAACCACTTACTTCTACTGGCATGCATATAAAAGGATTATTAGAATCCCAACCATATGCACTTATCATACCTGATGATAATGTATTAAAAATATAAGATATACTATTAAAATTATTGGTATTTCTAGTTTGCATATCTGCTAGTACATTTGTACCTTTATTTAAATATATACCGTCAATAGTTTCTAATCCGTTTCCATAAAAATCTTCAATGTTACGATACTTCATCTGTTTATTAGTAACATTAAAACCACTAGGAGTTACTATAGTATCTGTACCACCTGTAAACACCGAAGAAGAATTATAGTTTCTACCAGTCATAATTGACACAGAATCTTTTGTTGCATATTCTATTAAAAATAAAAATCTTAAAATAGTCACATGATAAACATCAGCAACCCAATAATTATCACCATTTGCTTTAGCAAGATTACCAAAAGTTGTTCTTGGCTGACCAAATAAAGGTGATACACCAGATACTGATTTTAGCGTTTGACTAGATGAACTACATTTATAGGCACCATAATAAAATTCATCGGTATGAAACCAATTTCCTCCATCATTTTTTCTCACAGAAGACACTGCTATGTCTGTTAACATTTTATAAGAATTCACGCCCACCCTAAACCACATAGCAGGAACTTTTACAAACACATTACCGTTAATTGTAACTCTAGTCATTTTATTATAAGGAAATACATTATCAAAGTCACTTGATATCTCACCAGTTGATGAATTAACTGCAAATGTCATACCTACTGCATCATCTGTCCTAGTAAGTGATGGACTCGAACTATATAACCCACTAACACCATATACTTTCGCAGACTGTATTTCATTAGAATAGTACACAGTATTGTCAATAATTACATTTATTTTAAAGGATGTATAATCAAATGCTGAAATATTTAAATCTGCTAAATCAATAACAATATCATCATTATTTTCTAAAGACGTGAAAGTACCTAATAATGTATTTTCTCCATACAATTCATAACTTGTAATAGAAGACAAAACATGTGTAAAGATAATTTTTTCCTGATTTGCATCAAAATAAATATATGGTTCATAGTCTATAGTTTCTTCACTGTATTCACTATCTGTGTAATTAGCAGCTGAACATCTCATTTTTAAAGTATGTGTTCCATACGTTGTTAGTATATCTTTTAAATCTATAGTGTTGCTCATTTTAATCTCCTTTAATTTGCTGTTATAGTTTCTACTAAGACATTATCTACATATAAATAGTATGTTTCTGCATATAAGACATCATCATAAACGACTGCATTTTCTTGCTCATCATAAACAAAAGATACTTTTTTTAATTGTGGAGTAGAAAGAGATGAGACAGTTATATTTAAATTACAAGGAACATTTAAACTTAATGCACCAGTATACATGTCATATATATAATCAACATCTTCTTCTAATAACTCACTTGTATCTGCATTAGATAAATTAATATGAGGTGGTAAATAATAATTATTAGCAGCAGTTAAAGTTGTAGTATAAGGTATATCATACATGATTTTTGTCTGTGTATTAGATGATGTCATATTATTTAAAGTATATGTTATGCTATAGATATTGAATTCAATATAAGTGCTTGTTTTAGGTCCTTCATTAAAGTAAGGACTTGCTGCTGCTGCGTATAATTTATAATGACCTGCAGCTAAAATGTTATATATATTATAAGAACGTGTAGTTGTATTATATATGCTGTTATAGTTATCGGTGTATACAAGCGTTTGTTCATTATATATTTTGAAACTTTTAACAAACCTACCATTATAAGATTGATTTGTAACCGAAAAAGTTGTGGTTCCAGATGTTCTTGTAATTGAAGATGGTGCATATAAAGTCGGTAAAGTAGCACCCGTATTTAATGTACCTGTTACGCCTAGAATAGTAACTCCACTTTTTATATTTGAAGCTTGTATATTACTATCTATGGAGCTTGTAACAGCATTTACAGTAACAGTTCCTAATCCATCATAGTCTTCATCTGCTGTAACAACTTGAGTGGTTTTTGTTGGTGATATAGTTTTATCTTGTAAAGCTAATTGATATGAACCACCCACAGAAACATTTGTTTTTCCTATCACTTAAACCACCTCTTTTATCACAGGTATAATTATATCTGCAGCTGGTACTTCTTTTGCATATATAGTAACTGTACCAGCAGCACTAGAACATATTGGTGCATAATTACCACTAACAGCTTCTGCCATATCAAATACCACAAATAAAATATCATTAGCTGTTATACCTGTTTTAGATATAACGGCTTTATATGGGTAATCTTCATATGTGTTATCACTCACCCAGTCCGACACCTCGACAGTTGTATTAGTCCATACTCTACCTTTAAAATCTGAAGCAGCTGGAATACTATCAGCAATGTTTTTTAATGCTGCGTCTATTTTCATCATGTTACTGTCAGAGCCAGTTCCGTCAACTTTACTTCGCCAGTCTCTAACAGTACCTAAATTTTCTACCTCAGCATCTGTATATATGTTTAATCCATAATTTGTAGTTGCTGACATATAATCACCACCCTATTAAGATATTCTTATTTCTGCAGAACCTACAGCTATATTACATGATTGATTTGCGATGACATGTGTTGGTGTTGTTAGTGTTCCAAAAAATAATGGAGTACCATCTGTAGCCGAATTATAAATTACAAAAGCGCATATTTTAGTAGTGTCATCCGAAGTATCTGTCCATGCTTGTAACGCTTTATTAAATTTAATTTGCTTTGTGTTAGTTGTTTTAAAATAAGAATTTGTACTATCCCATTGAACAGCCCCGAATAATTGAGTGCTCGCTGTTTGATAGCTACCAATTAACTCTCTTGCATAGCCAGTAACATTGCTAATTGTTGGCTCATTTATATTTGTAATATTTCCTGAACTATTTATATATGGAACTGTTTTTGATAATCCTATATACATTGTTCCACCATAAATTTGTTGTGTTTTTCCTGTTAAATAATTTAAAATTGAATTTGCTAAATTTTCTGAAACCATTTTATTTTCCTCCTATATTAATATGAAATTTCAAATAATTCGTAAGAATTTAAATCTAAAAAATTAGAAGTTGTTAAATTCAAAAAGTCTGAGCTATTAGAATATCTCTCTCTAGTTGTTAATACATACATATTCATTAAATAATCAATAGTAGCCTTACCGTTTAAATTTAAATTAGGAACGTCAGCATTTTTTAATACGTCCACACTTACTGATTTGTCTATGTCTATAGAGCCGTATAAATTTTCTAAATCTACCATATATATATTATCGGCGTTAACTAATGACGTAATTGTTATAGAGCCACTTGCAAAATCTGTTTCTACTAAATCAAATGATACTAAATCAAAAGCATAACCTAAAATTAATGTTTCTTTAGTTGATATTTCTATTAAATCAAACGAATTTAAATCAAAATAACTATTTAAATTCATTTTTTGCTTAAACTCTAATCCTAAATAATCTATACTTTTTAAAACGATATTTGAGCTTGTTTCTGCTTTGGCGAAAAAACTACAAATTATATTGTCTAAAACGTCGATGATAACATTGCTTCTAGCCTCGATTATTTCATAAAACTCAACAGACATAGTATCCAAAACATCAGAATTTATAAGTCCAGATGTATATATCAATCCAGAAAAATCCAATGAATTTGTATCTAAAATTGTTAAAGATAAATGATAATCAGTTGTTATTGAACCGTTAAAATTTATGTTTAAATACTCAAAACTAGTAAATCTAAAGAATAGATATTTCTTGTAATCTAAATATGTATTCACTCATCATCTACCTCCGTTTGATATAGGTAGATATAAGCACCGTCACAATCTGCAACAAAACGATTAATATTTTCGATGAAATATTCAGTTATTGTATCTGTTGCACCAGCGGATATAGTTTTTAATGTTACACCATTTTTAATAAATTTAACATCAAATGACGAATTATTAACTATTGAAACAACTGTACTAGACGGTAAATCAACAATATTGGCCCCAGCTATGTAGCCATGAGCTACCGTACTCGGAAATATTAAAGATAAACTTAAAATAGCATGTTTAAATGTTTTATCTGTATTTCCTGTTAACTCATATGAGCCACCGGACGGATTGTTATATTCAAAAAACTTCGTTGTTGCATTTTGAATCAATGTAGAATTGTTAGCTACTGTCGTATTCAAAGCTCCAACTGTTGTATTTAAAGTCCCAACCCTATTATAAATACTTTCAACTGTAACACTTCTAGTGTCTACTATTTCTCCGATTAATTCAGCCATGTCGGAAACTTTAAATGTGGATGTAATCCCTAGTGCAGTTCTAATAGCGTCGGCAATGTTTTGGATATCACTTAATTTTACTCTAACATATTCATCGTTTGGCATTAGAATTCCTCCTCTGATACATCGGCAAATGTATTATTTATTATCTCAGCAACTCTCGCGTCGGCTTGAGATTTTGTATAAATATTTGAAAGTGATGTATTTATATTATTTAAAGACGTTTGTATTTCCGATAATGTATTAACAACACTATCAGCACTACTAGATGTCATAAAATTATTAAAATTATTTTTCAAAGAATTAAATTCAGAAACAAAAGATGTTATGTCCTCTCCTAATAAAGAGTCAACTATTCCTCTTAAACTAGCAATTGCATTATCTACATAATCTTTTGTAGTAACAGCTTTTCCGTTAACGTTCACACTATTTGTTGCATTAATCATTCCGGCATTTATAACTTGATTTTCATTATTTAAATCAGCTTTTAAATTTTTTAAAGTATTAACATAATCAGATATATTAGCTAAATAAGCCATTAACGATTTATATTGATTATAAGTCATTCCGACTCCATCATATGGCGCTAGTCCTAATGTCTCTTCTATATATATTTTAACTAATCCGAATTGTAATCTATATGCTGAATCCTCAACTAAAATAGGATTATCATCCTCATCCAGCTCACCGGTTTCATTATATTTCCACATCGTAAATACTAACTCTAAATTACCAGCTTCTTTATTAGCATTAGTTTCAGTTAAATTAAAATAAAACGCATAATATTCCTCTCCGTCAATTAATGAGCCTATACTTTCACCGTTTAATTTTTCAAACTGCCATGTATTTTCTACCCTTGTAGCCGGATAATCTTCTGAGAAATAACTAGTAGAAGGTGTTTTAAATCTGACCGTCATTGTTCTATGTTGTATCCCTTGACCATCCTGCCCACTTTTTGTGGAATCATTATTAAAATTTTTATTTAATAAAACATATAGTTCTAAATCTCCGCATTGTCTCGGAACCTCTCCATGAGGAGTCATGGTTACCAATTTTCCAGAATTATCAAAATAAATAATCATTACAAAAGCACCTCCGTAATTATTTTTATTATAACACACTATTTTAAATAATAAAAGAGAGATTAAAAAATCTCTCTAAATGTTTTAATTGTTTGTTATTGTTAGATTAGTCCACTCTATACCAGTAACTGTGGTAGTTTCTGAAGCAGCTGTTCCAGAAACCCATTCAATGTAAATTCCCGTAGAGTTTATAATAAAATTAACTTGTCTTGGCTCTCCATATCCCTCATCGGTTTCACCGTTGGCAGAAATTATCCATTCTATTCTGCCGTCATTATATCTTGAGGCCGGTACTTTTTCGTTTTGGCAAACAACAACCGTTTCATTGTTGTCATATATAACACTTATTGTACCAGAAATATATAAATCTCCTGGATACCCTTCAAAAATTGATGTTACCCCTAAAGTTGTATTATTTTCTGCGTTAATAAACCCGCTTGATATCGAATAAGAAACTCCAGTCCAGTGAGTATTTAAACTTGGAACTTCACATATTGGCATATTACTATTTGTGTCAAAAATTGTTAAATCTTTAAAAGATATTAAAGATAAACAAATATCCGTATAATCAAGTGTTTCACCTGGATTGTTCGGGTCAGCATCTGGCTTGAAACCGAAAACAAAATTAAATTTATCATTATTTTTATAATAGCATAAAATATAAGAACCATAATCTATAGAAGGATGTAAAATTCTAAGAATATCATTATCATCAAACAAAAATGACATACTTTCAAAATAAGAATAATTTGTTATAATCTCTTCAAAATTTTCAAGGCTATCTAATTCATCATAAACCATATACTCTCTAAAAATGTAATCTTTAGGCGTATATACCCAATATAAATTTTTTTCTTTAATTATCGGCGTATGTTCTGTTGAATATAATTCTAAGTTTGTATGTAAGTGATATTGACCATCTCTTTTACCAGTATAAAATGCTATATCGGAATCGGAAAAACTTCCTTTCCCCAAAAGTATATTCATGATTTCGTGTATACTCAAATAATAAACTTTATAAACATCTCTATCTAATGAAGTGCTTTCATAAAAGTTTTCTCTTATGAGTTCTTGATTTGCGACATCTCTTGTCAAACCCTCAAAAGGCAATTGTTTGTTATAAAATATATACTCTTTGTAACCTTTTTTTCCTTTTTTGGACCTTGTTAATATAACGTCACTTAAAAGATATAAAATGTCTTCATTTTCATCATAATAAGTGCTTTTTACATTAATACTTAAATATGTATAACTAGTTCTTAAATAACTATTTACACTAACATCATATTGTTCAAACGTAATTGTACATTTTATATCATTGACTTGTTGATTATATTTTTCAAACCAATCATCTTCTTCATCTTCTGTTTGGTCAACCCCAATAATTATTGCAGGGTAAAGTAATTTGCTACATTCTATATAAACCCCATCTGAAGCTAATAGTTTTCTGTCCGGAAAAACGTATTTAGTTTCTTGAGATTGTTTTTCATAAACAGAAAACAAATTACTTAATTTTGAAATCCATGGGCTAATAAAAATATCGTCATCTGGAATAGGTTGAATTTGTAAAGTCATGTCTATTCTTTCTTTATTATCTTTGTAAATATTTTTATTAAAACTAATTAAATTTCTTGTATTTAAATTACCAATTATTTTAGGAAGTGATAAAATTTTATTATATTTTTCTGCTATATCAAGACTCGAAGAATTATTAAGACCATAAACAGTATCTTCGTCTATATATCCTTTATTGCCATTAGATAAAATATGTCCAAAATAGAAAGATACATCTTCAATTTCCCCACTATTTAAATCATCAACCATCATAAGCCATTTTTGCGTTGCGCCAATCATATAATTACTAGACTTATAACTTACATATTCATTAGTCATGTCTGAAATACGAACACCGGCCGCAACATTATCAACCATACACATATTTAAACATAATGATGTTCCACTAACAAAAACATTTATATCAGTGGCATAATATTCGTTGTTCACTCCAAAAAAAGCATAGTTTATTTTTTGGTCCTCGTTTATTCTGTTTTTTGCCTCTAAAATAGTTGGCTCAAAAAAAGAAAAGTACGATTTTAAAAAAGAAGTATCAAAATTTGTAAAATTAATATTTAAACTGTCATCCACATATCTTCTCTTTTTTGAAATTAAAAGATGTATTTTTGTGTTTTCAGACCTTAAAACAGACTCACTATAGCTCATTAAATTATGTGTTCTATGTTTTGCATAAACTGACGTAAAATAATCTTTTAAAACATAATCCTTAGTTCCTAAATAAGAACATGTAACCACATTATCATTTATTGAATAATCTTTATGATAAATAATAACATCCGTATCGTTATTATGTTCATAAACAGAACCAAGAGATTGAACATCATTTAAATCTTTGTATCTCGCACTAATTGATATTCCTTTATTCCCATATCTGTCTAATTTTTCTTTTTGAAATAATCCATCAAATTCTAAAAGAGTTAGTGATGAAGAAGGATTATCGTTTATAGTTATATTATCTTTTCCTAACCCTTTAGATTGTACAACTGTTCCATTATAAAAACCTTGATAATCTATTTCAAAAAATAAATGCTTATATCTAAGCGCAACATTTTCTTCGCTTACAATTTCAGAAGCTAACCAACGTTGAAAATATGTCATTAAATTATTACTTTTTGTTATAGTCGCACTCGGAATAATCATTGCATTTAAAGCCCCTGATTTAGGAGAAAAGCCATATTGACTTGGTATATCACCATCACCAATTATTTTTTTAATTAAATAATCGGTATCATAAATTCCCCACGGATAATGTAAATCCATGAATTCGAAAATATTTTCAATATAACTTTTTACTTCAGTTTGCCAAAAGAATCCTCGTGGATAAGTATATTTTGTTCCCCATCCATCTATATAATTAGAACCTATGTCATATCCAATTGTTGCTAGCTTATATTTTGATAAATTTTCAACGTCTATCATGTCTGCAGAATTGAATTCATCTATATCTTCAGATAGACAATTTCTTTCTGAATTTAATTTTACCAATTTAGTAATATTTTGTTTACATAAAAATGAAATGTCATGTGCGTCATCGTTCTCGTCGAAATATGTAGATTTTTTAAAATAACACATATAAATTTTATTTATTTTGTAAATAGGAAACCTTGTTTCTATTCTTAAATTATCAAGCGTAAGCAAAGCATTATCACTATTTCTAAAACCCAAAAATTCGACATATCTGCTTGAATTTTCTTGAGTTAAAGCATTATTATAAGTTCTTTTTAAGTCTGTACAATAATTAGCACTAGATTTACTGCCCCTTATATAATTTATATCCCCTTTATTTAAATCAAATTTTCCTCTTCTTTTTGTTATATCTAAAGCATAAATTTGAGAATCATATACCACTGGTATGCAATCTTTAGTTATAAAAAGTTTTTCTAGTATTTGTCTTAAAGATGGGTTATTTAAAGAAAAGTCAGGAGAGTAGCTTTGTAAAAAAACACTATCAACATTAGATAATAATCCAGAAACAACATGCTTCCTTATAACCTTTACTTCTTCATAGCCGCCTCTTATAGAAAAGCTCGAGTTATTATTTAAAATCATATAATAACTATAGTCACTTCTCTTAACAAAAGGATTAGCAGCATATGGATAATTATTATTAATTACATAGCCTTTTAAGCCTATAACAAGGATTATATCTCCGTATAATATATTATCAAAATAACTCATATCATCTTCTAACCTAGAAGCATTAATACTTTCAAACCCAAAATAAATATTTTTACTGATATCCCCTAAATGATATTTGTTTTCAATGCTCCAATTATTTACATTATTAACCCCATTAGCTTTAATGGTTCTTTTGTTATATAATTGTAAAAATCTATTTATATAATCTATTGTACTCGTTTTTGTTTGAAGAGGTTGAGTTATAGAAATATTAGGAGCCTGAACTGATTCCAAACCTTTAGTTTCACTAAACAAATCTATAGTATATTCATAACGTGTGTTGCTCTCGTTTTCTCCTAAAATAATAATATTTTCAACAAATTCGTTAATTAAAAAATGTTTATAAAAATAAGGCATTTCTGAAGGAAGATACAAAGGAGCACTAACAGGATAACCTTTAAAAACAAATTTTTGACCATAATTAACAACAATTTTTTCTTTTTCTACATCATAAATTCCACAATATTCACCGAATATAAAAACATCATCATATGGATTTATATCTAGTTGTGAAGAATTTGATATAATTATACTTGCGCTATCTAATGTTTCATTATATTCCTCATTAATAGTAAAACCTTGAACTAATTTATGCGTTTGGCCATTTATATAAACATAAAAATCCATTTTAATTTTCCGTTCCCTTTCCGCCGTCATATAGTCCAGCTCTTTCTGCTCTAAAACTTGTTTCAACTCTCGTTGCATTTAAAGATGCTTTATAACTTCTTAATGTATTATTATACTCTACTTTCATTTTAGTATAACTAGCAAGTCCACCCAAAGCAGCACCAGCAATTGCGCCGATAGGACCACCAGCACTGCCGGCTATAGCGCCTGTTATCATAGAACCTCCAAAACTTTTAGCTTTATTTATATTTGACATTACGTTATTTAAATAATTTTGATTTTTGTAATCCTCAGACATGACAAAATATCTATTTATACTATTTACAACAAGCAATTCCGTTGTGTTTATAACATTTTTTGCGAATTCTTTTCCGACCGCAGCCTTTGTACTTTCTCCCTTTTGATGTTTTAAAGCGTTTTGAATTGGATGCATGCTTTTTTGCAAACCTTTAAGTCCAGATGATAAAGCATCTGTTTTTTTATTTTTATCTTCATCATCGCCACCAAGCCCAACAATTCTTACTACATATTCAACTGTCTCAGCCATTTTGACCACCCTCTTTTAATTAGTAAAAGCTAAAACTATCGCTGGCATTTCACCTTTATTTTGCTCTCTAGTCATATTTATAAATTTGAATTTTAAAAGCGGCATATTTAAACCGTTGTCCATCGATATTTTAAAATAAAAATTATTATTAACTGTTTTCTTTCTTGAAATTATTTTTAAAATTTTATTATTTAAATCATTTTTTGTTAAAAAAGAAGATATAGTAAAAGAAAATGTGCCGAATTTAATAATGCTATCTGTGAAATTATTATTTTTAAAATATGGTTGAGTGTCAGGAGAAGCGTCAAAAGTATCTGTATAATTCAAAATATCTATTTTGTCCCCATCTGATTCCACATATTTATTTTTTGTTTTATCCCAAATATAAACTTTTTCACTAGGAGTTTCAAAAATGTCTACATCTACCTCTTCATCATTTAACCCTATATTAGCTTTTATTCTACTAGAAAAATCATCACATATTTCATATCGATTATTACTCCATTTATATATAACATCGGCAAAAAAAACATAATCTTCCCCTAAATAAGTTGTCGCAGGAATATCTTCAATTTCTTTAGGAAAATTTAACAAAGCATAATCGCCGTCATAATACTTTAATGTGATTCTATTTATATTACTACTTATTAAAACAGTACCACTCATAACAAAAACACTTCTAAATCCGTCATAAACTACGTCAAAATTAGAAATAACATTAGGAGTTGTATAACTTTGATAAATTGTTTTTCCATCTCTCATTAAAGTGTTTAAATTAAATATTTGAGCATATTCTAATAATAATCTTTGAACAGCTGCTAACCCATTTGATTCAGAAACAGCTTGAATTGTTAATGGTATTACATCTTGTCCATAATCAACCTCAGCTGGTAAAAATTTTATAACAATAAATATTTTATTTGGCTCCCTATCTTCGTCAGGAACATAATATTGTTCATTCGCAATTTTAAAATTAAAATTAGAATAAAAATCAACGTCCGTAGACATTACTGCTTTAAATTGTTCATCAATTAAATCCACAACATAATCAAAATCTATTAATTCTTCTTTGTTTATTTCATTTATTATCATTTTCCGTTTCCTTTCCTATAAAAGCCACCAACTGTAGCTACTTGTTTCTCTAGCCCGGCAGCATAAATCATACATGATGTTTTAATAACATATTCTAAAAACGTATACGTTTTTTTGCCCATAACATTATCGGCTTCTTTTTTTCTTTTTGAATAATGAGTCATTCTTTCGTTGCTACCATATTTAATAAAAACCCCAGGGACATGTATCAATAAATCATCACCGTTAGTGGTAAAATAAATTTTATTAGCCCAATGTTTAAATCCTTTTATTAAACTTATGTTATTAGCGGCAGTTTCTTTGAAAATATTAAAAAATTTAACTTGTTTTTCTAATATATCATCCATAATTATCTCCTTAATTCGAGATATGTTTTATATTGTATATCAGAATCAAATTGATAAATAGATTTAATTGGAACTTTATTTACGCTGTCTACACGCCATATCCCACTTATTCCAAAAACCTTTACTAAACAATTTCTTTTTATATCGTTGATACAGTCATTTGTGGAAATGGATAAATTATTACTATCAAACATAAAAGTTTGAGCTATAACAGATGAAGTATTTTCGATAGAATTTTCTATTTTAGCATAAAATGTTCCATCCGCAATTTTTTCATATGTCAATTGTGATTTGTCTTTATCTCTTTCGTCTTTAGAAACCAACCAATATTCGCACTCTAAAAAATTAGTTCTTCTACTTGTAAAGATATTAACACTTCCATTATTCATGACTAATCACCCCTTTTATTTATATTATAACAAAAAAAGTGCTTATATAAAAGCACTTTATTATTTTTTCTTCTCCCAGAATAACTCTAGCACCTTTACTAAATTACTCTTTTTCTCTTCTTTTTCTTTTTCTTTCAAGAATTCAGGGAAAGGATTTAATACATAAGCAATTGGCTCACATATGGTTAAAGCTATAAAGAAATTAACTAATTCTTTCCAAAAATCACCAACAGCATACAAGCATAGTGTTGCGGCTAATAAAGGAATTAATACTTTTCTGACCGCGTCAACTATTTGCTTTGCGAAGACATTATCTATTGCCTCGCAAGCTTGTTTTGCTAACTTAGCTATAAAAACTGCAGTGAAAATAATTACAACTACACCCCAACCACCAATATTTAGCTTACTAGTTTTAGAAAATAAATCAAATCTCCAAATAAGAAAGCTCATTGGTATAACTAAACCAAGAACTATATAGCCGATTAATCTACTAATGAAAAAGGCTATATCACTCCTTTTGTTGCTCTTGTTCATCTGTTCGTTCATTTCCATTTTCAATTTCCTCCGTTATTTTTTTATGGACTTGATTTTCTTCATAAATTTTTCTAGCTTTCTCTTCAAGAGAGTTAGGTATATAAATATTAAGCTCACATTCTTGGTAATATAAATTTAAAACATCTGTTTTAAAGTCTAAATAAGATATATCTATTTTTACCATTTCAAAACCAATAAATATTCCCCATAAAAACGCTGTTGTAACACAGAATATTCTTTTAGCTAAAGAAAGCCAAACAGCAGCTTGTCCAGCTCCTCCTTCAGCTCCTGGAACTAAACCAGCACTTAAAACAGAAATAATTAATAAAGCAACTATTCTATATATATAATTTACACTTAAAAACATACTTTTCTTTCTTCCTGAATTTGCTGCTGATTCCCACATATCTTTTTCAGAATTATAGAAAGCATTAACGAAGAAAGCTCTAGGTAATTTACTTACTTTTATATTACCTGTCATACAAAATTTAATAATTTCTATTTGTTCTCTTGTATACGTTAAGAAATAAGTATCTTTTTCACCATTTAACCATTCTTTTTTATATGGCTCTGTCAAGTTTTCAAGCTCAGATAAATCTAGTTTTAAAACATCCATTTGATGAATTCCATTATCTTTTAAGAATGATTCTATTTTTTTTCTTAATTTTCTTTCACGATACCATTCTAGCCATTCATCAAAATAAGCAAATAACATTAATCCATCAAGCCTATTAAAAGAATTTCCAAATTTTTTTAAAGAACTTCTAAACGCGCCGTTAGGATTATTTCTTGAAACGTCATCGCCAGTTTGTTGCCCTGAAATCATTCCATATATGCATAGCCCTGCTAAAATAGTAAAATCAATCCAAAAGGTAACTGTGGCTATCAAAGATGTATCAAATTGAGCTTGAGTTATTGATAAAACAATAATCAAAAATATACATATAAACATTCCGCCAATAGAATAAGCTGTTTTTTTAGTAGCACCATACCTATTTAACTTTCCGTCTACAAATGATTTATTAACTTTATTTTCCGTATTTTCTTTCATTTTATCACATGTCCTTTACTTTTTTTATTATTATTTTATAAATAATAAAAGCTACTACAGGGGACAAAAGAACTAAAATCACGATTCCAAATGTTTTCATCCAAGAAAGGACTCTAACATTATAACCTATTAATAAGAATATTAATCCTAATATTACAAATACTATTGTAACAATAATTGCTCCTGTATTTTTTATGCTTCCGTTTGGTTTATTATAGCTGGCCATATCCGTCGTCTACCTCGTCTTTTTTAACTAATTCTGCATTATTTTTCTTTAATTCTTCAATTGCTTTGTCTCTAGCAATTATTTTTTCTTCTTGAGCTTTTTGCTCTTCTTTAACAATGGCTCTAATTTGGTTTGTTAAATTTTCGTCATTATCATTTAATTTTGTTAACTCATTTATAATTGCAAGTCTATTCTCAGGTGTATCATCCTGTGCTAACACAAAACATCTACAGAAAACTTTCATACAATCATTTGTACTATCAACTTTTAAAGTTATTGTGTCAAGTGCTGGGCCTATAATATTTCCTAAGAATTCTCTTAAAATTTTAGCATTTTCAACTCCAAGTGTTTCTTTAACGATTTCAACAATTTCATCAATTGTTTTAGTTTTTATTTTTTTATTTTTAATTAATGTTATAAAGAAACCTGAGCTTAATAATAATGATATTAACCAAGACACAGCATTTAATAAATTAGATACTGTAAATAAAGAAGCAAAACCTTCTTCTTGAACGCCATTTATTAACTCCGCTATTTCAGTTAACTTTTCATTATTTATTTTAAATTCAGCAGAGAAAACATTTTCCCCCTCGATTAAAGCAAATTGATATTTACCATCTGAATTTAATTCAATAGAAACACCATTAATTTGTATAGAAGTTACATTAAACAAGAAATCTGCCTTAACATATGCTGTTACTATATCTCCAACGTTACCCTCTTCGATATCAAACATTACATCTCCGCCCTTACCAAGGCTAGTAACTACTTTACATGGATAAATATCTTGTGAGGCTTCTGTTTCCTGAGCTTGTTCTTCGGTTCCACTAGTTTCGTCAGAAGCATATACTTTATTTACTAAAAAGAAGCTTAAACCAATTCCTAAAACCCCTAAAAAAGCAAAAATTTTTTTCATCATTTTTATTTTCCCCCTTTAATAAAACTATCAACCATTTCTATCAATTTTTGATTTGATTCCTGTATTTTTAACATAAATTCTTTATTTTCTTCTTTTAAAGATTTATTTTCTTCTTTTAACTCCTTGACTATTAAATCATATTTTTTTATAAGTTGATTAATTTTAGAGTTAGTTTTATCAAAAAAATCTTTTTCTGTGACTGCATAAAATTCTCTTTTTGTGGAGTCATATACTAGCATATCGCCATTTTTGAAATTTTCTTCTTTAATGCCGTCCCTTAATTTTATTATCATCTTAGGCATGTTTTACCTCCAAAACAATTATATTTTTACATTTCTATATTTATTATATAATTAATTTTAGTTTATTGCAATAAAAAAAGACAAGGATTTGACTCCTTGCCCCAGCTAACGGAAACAAATACAAGAACTTTCTGTATCTGCATTTTTTATTATACAATTATTTAAGGATTTTATCAAGAGATTTATTATATCTTTCAACCTCTTCATTAATTTGTCCTAATCTATAATCTCTATAATTAGAATTATCTTTTTTAAGAACATTTAAAGCTGCTAAAACATTCTTTTTTCCGTATTTAGCAACAAGTGCTTTTAAATCCTCAATAACATGTCCTGTATCAACATCATCCCAGAATCTTCCGAAACTATGCATGATTCCATTATTATCCATAATCTCATCATAAGCATTTCCCATTACATCCACATTCATTTCAACCTCATCATCAAGCATATCGCCGACACCTTGAGTATATCTATCAATAGACTTATCATAGTCAGTAAATTGACGGTCAATATCATGTAATGAATCACCGAATTTAGACTTGTAATCATTCTTTTTCTTTTCAATGTAATTAGCTCTTGATTCAGGATTAAAAGCATTAAAGTATTCAGCATTTTTCTTAGCTCTTATTCCATCTCTACGTTTATTTCCTAGAAATTTAGCAAAATCAATTTGTTCAATTTCGTTTTCGTCAAATAAACCATCAGTTTCTTTATCTAAAACATCAGTTAAATCCTCGATTTGAGGCACAGAATCAGCTATATTTGCGTTTTCTTCTACAGGCTGAACATTTTCCTCTACCGGAGTGGAAACCTCCTCAGAAACGATGTTTTGTTCCTCTACAACCGGAGTTGTCTCTACCTGTGGGACTGAATAATAATCTTGAACAAGTCTATCCACATCTTCTTGTTTGCCTTGTCTTAGAGCTTGAAGAACCATTTGAGCCTTTTCATTGCCATCACCGGCAGCTGTTCTTAATTCTTTAAATTTTGCATTATTTAAAAATGGCATAATAGTTACCTCCTAATAACGAATTCCAAAGGCAGCCTCGGCATATTCGTTACCTAAACCTTGATTTAAGATAGCGTCCTTCATTTTTTCTAACTCAGAAATACTTCTTACAACATTAGAGTATTGATAACCTAAATCCTCTAAAATTCTAGGACAAACACCGTCGCCTAAATCTTTGATAGCTTTATTAATGTTTTCTTGAACCTTCTTTTGGTCATCAATTAAATCATCAATAACCTTAATTTGTTCTTCCTTAGTCATTTTCTTTTTTTCTTCCATCTTTTTTATCTCCTAAACCAAAAATTTTCATTGCTTTTTCTAATTCATCTTTTTTGTCATCTTTTGTTTCATGATTCTCTGTTAATTTAACGTTATTAACTCCAGATGTGTCAATACAATTACCTTCCATTTTTTATTCCTCCTATTTATAAAAGTTTTCTTTTAACATGCCAAGGTTCATAGCAGCCTTTAATGTTTCATCTTCAGAAGCAATCCAATCCTTGGCTGGGACTAAATCATAATCATCATTTTCTTTCCAATTAGAAAGACCTTTATAAAATACTTCATCACTAGGACCACCAAAAATATTTTTACCTCTAAAAATTATTTTACCACTTGGGTGTACAGCATACTCATATTTGTTTTCCATTTTTTTGCCTCCTTATTTTTTAATCATTAATTTTGTTAATATTTAACGGAATAGGGACTCCAGTCCATATTTTTTCCATCATATAATCAAGATATCTTGCTCTTAATCCTTCCTCTTCCTCTTTAGGAATATCTCTTCTTTCAGAATAATAAAAATGAGAACCTTTTGAGCCATCCTCTTTATCAACGAACTCCCCATTTTTATATTCTTTACCGTTTTTGGCGCAAATGCCAGAAACTGTATTAAACTGTAATTCAAATTCTATTCCTTCCGGACTAACAAGAGTTGATATTACGTCTCTATATTTTGTACTAGGATTACCGTTGTGGTCTAAGAATCTATTTTTTAATTTTTTTATTGTGTACCCATTTTTTTGAATTTCAGATAACAATCTTTTCACAGAGTCAGAAAACTCAGCTGTATTAAAAATAGCAGTATATCTAATGCCATCTCCAAAATCTTTTTTTATATCGTCTATTCCCATACCATATATCTTAATATTTCTATTAATTTTGTCTTTAATAGAAGATAGACTTTTTATTCTTTGGTCTAAACCATACATTTTTCCACCAAGATTTTCACAAATAGAAACAATATTTTGTGTTATTTGTGGTTCCTTCGACTTAAAAAAATTATATAATTCATCGCCCTCACTGTCCACAACAGAGTCATAAACTTTTTGTTCTTTTAAGCTTTTGGCATTTTTTATATTATCAAACCTTGCTTGGTCGATTTTACGATTATTTTCAATATCGTCATTTGTTAAATTATATTTATTTTTTAAATCTTCATCCGCAATTTCTTGATTACTTAAATTTAAAGCCTCTTGTAAAAATTTATTTTCTTTTCCCACATATTGGCCTGTTGATGGGTCATAATTTTCTTGACCATGACCACCATTACCTGTTTTTGTTGGCATAAGAATCAACTCCTAACATTTTCAAAGCCTCATTTTTCTCACTTTTATAATATTGACAATCAAATATATCAACCGGAACATCATTTTTATTTTTGTTAAATTTTTTACACATTACTCCGTCGCTATAGATACAATTATAACATTGCGGAACATCTACAGATTTTACCATTACGTCTTCTAATTCTTCATCATATTGAGTTTCATTATTTAACGCCATAATAAATCACCACCCTTGGAGTAGTAACTCCGTTTTTACTATTATATTCATTTTCTAATTTAACATCTTTAATATATAAATCGATATCGGATGGCAACATTCCTTCACTTTCATGAGTGTTACTTGAGATATAAGCACTTTGGCCTTTAGGAAGGTCTATTTTCATAAGAATAGGTTTAGCGTTAGAACCGATTTTTTGTTTCATGTGCGATAATTCCGGACACATACTAACGCTCATATAAGAGCCATCCTTAGGCATTACTGTTCCAACTAAATTAGATAATCTTTTAGCTAAATCTTGCATATCAAAACCAGGTTTTAAGTGTTCATGCCATCCTCTATTAGATTCAGTTGCTAATCCATCTAAAATTCCTGTATTTTTAAACCAAGATACTATTGGTCCTGTTCCTAAATATCTATATGCTCTTGTATCCTGTGGCAATTTAAAATCATGAGTTCCTTTGTCCATAGCTTTTAAGAAGCTGTCTACGTTATCTCTATTTAAATAATTACCAGGAGAATTTTCAGGGTCATATCCTTCGTTTTGCATTACTTGTCTTCTCATTTCATCATAGCCAAAACGAGCGGCAGTATTTAAATAAAATGAAGTTTTTCCTGTTCCGATATAATTATGAATAGCATCAACCTCGTCAGGGGTTAATGTGGAATTCCTTAATGCATCTTGTTGCATATTTCTATAATCACTTGAAGAAAGCTCTTTAAAACCTTCAGCCATTTTTTCAGCCGTATTAGATTCATCATATTGAGAATGAACATATTCTAATATTTGTTGTTTTGTATCATTATCTGCTTTGTTATAATAATCTACAAAATCTTGACCAAAGTCTCCATTTAATAATTGTTTTTCAAGCTCGGCAGAAGGAAAACCTGAGCCAGCATGATATTTATCCAAATTGTTTTGTTTATCTTCACCAACATACTGACCTGTAGCTGGGTCGTATTTTTCTTGACCGTGGCCACCATTTCCTGTTTTAGTAGGCATAAGGTATTTCCCCCTTTACTTGATTATTTAAACCAGCATAATGTTTTAACAACTCCACAGCTTCATTAGAAAGCATATCTGGTCTTTTTACTATTTTATAATACTCAAGTTCTTGAATTATTTCAGGACCAACTAAAGCATTAAAATAAACACTTTCAACAAAGTCCCAATATTCATCAAAATCTATTTGCATTTTTTCACATATTATTTCTTTTAGTTCATCATTTTCCATATTATACCTCCACAATATCAACTATGCCTGGGTTTAAAATATCAAATTGTGAACTACTACCCATAATTGCATCATACCCCATAATTATTCCACATAGTCCTGGGTCTTTTCTTATACCATTTTCTAATTTTGAAATAAAATCATTTTCTTCGCTAGGAGACATTTTTCCATATTTTTGTATTTGATTTTTTACATTGTTAATAAAAGTAGCGCTTCTTAATCTAAAATCATTTATTTCTTTTATATTTGCGTTACACCTATCCGAATAAGAGCCAGAATCTGTCAAAGGACATTCAAGTATTTTTAAATTTGCAGGGTTTTTAACAAAGCCTTTTACAAGAACTCCCGGAGTTGATGACCAACTGTAATTATAATCTTCTGCGTAATCACTACTCATACTCATATATGTAACAGAGCCATAATATCCGCCATGTCCTGAATGCGCTAATGTTGAAATATACGGACTGTTTTCGTCATAATAACTTTTTACAACATTATTTTTTTCAATAACTGAAGAAGTATAAGATAATCCCATTCCTCTCCACACAGGGAAACCATTAGGGTTATTTCTTAAATAATTTCTTTGTTGAATTATAGTTCCGTTGCCACTACTAGAAATACTACCGTTAACATCATTCATTAAAGCTTGGTACTGACTTTCACTTATTTTATTCATTTTTTTCTTAGGGTATCTAAGATTTTGTAAACAACAAGCAATTGCATTTACTTTATAACCCGAATTTTTATTTATTAAAATTTCTCCACCAGACGATAATTTTTTATATTCATCAAAAAAATTTGAGGTAAATATTTTATAGCCATTTTCTGCGGCGTCAAGGGAATCTTTAAAGAACACCTGACCAGACGCCTCAGCATTTTTATTATTAATAGCTTCTTCTAATAATGGACCATAAAGTTCATTTTTTATATAATCTTCAATCGCCGCTCTTTGAGCAGTATTATTATCATAATCCAATTTTAAATTAGGGTCTGAATTAAGTATTAAATCTCTTAACTCTTCCCATCCTTTAAAACTTTGGCCCTCAATACTGCATTCAACTTCTACATATTGGCCTGTATCAGTATCGTAAGCCTCAGGACCATGACCACCGTTTCCGGGTTTAAATTGAATCATTTACTATACCTTATTATTCTTGCTTAAGAAACCAGATAAACTAATATTAGGTTTTTTACCAGTTCCTTGAGAAGTTGAATTTTGGCCAGCGTTATTATTGTTTCCTAAACCACTCATAAAGCTTTTTAATTTAGAAGCTAATCCACCAACAGTTTGACCTTGTGGTTGTTGTTGTGGAGCTTGTTGACCTGATGGTGTAACAGGTGTTTGATTATTACTTTGTGATTGACTGTTATTTGCTGTAGAATTACTTGAACTTGCCCCAGAAGGTACAAATGTTTGTTGATTTTTATTTCTTTCCCAGTATCTAGCTTGAGTATTTTTAGTTGTAGAACCATTAGCATTTAATGTATCATTTGTTACTTGATAACTTCCAACCATAGGATTAACTGGATTAGCAGAATTGCTGGCAGCATACTTAGCTTGAGCCTCAGACATTTCTTTTTGAGTTCCTTGACTTAAAGTCTTAGGGTCAACGTTACCAATTTGACCACTATCAGCTGTTTTTTCTTCCTTAGATTTTCTACCCTTTTTAGTAATAGATGAGCCTTCACCCATTCCAGCAAATCCTTCTTCAGATTCAATATATTCTTTACAAGCGTTAACAATTTCTTCTACAGTCATATCAATTGTCATGATTTTAATTTTAATACCATCTTGACCATCAATTTTTAATTTAGTTCCAGGAGCACAGAATGTTAACTTAACTCCTCTTAAAAATGGCGGTACAGTTGTTCCTCTTGAAGGACCATACTTTAATCCCTTACCATTAACTGAATTATATGTAAATTGGCCGTCTTCGTCACGAGGTTGCATTACTCTCTTAGCTTCAGGATGGTCTTTTAATTTTTCACCCTTAGCTAACGGAGTTCCTCCTCCTGTTGATTCTGTATAATTACCAATTTTTTCACTAGATTCGCCTAGAATTCCTTTACTTGTATCATTTAATTTAGCCATATTGAAAATCTCCTTTTCTTCATTATACTTTAATTATAAATTAAAAAGGAGATTTTATCAATATTTTATTATTCTTTAATTTTATATTCACTAATTGTCTTAATTAATGAACCGGCTCCTTCTTCAGCTAATAAGATAAAATCTAATACCTTTTCAGACCAACCAGCAATTAAGTTAGTATGTGAACCAATAAATTGTTGTGTACCATATCCTTGCATATCAATAGCGTGTACCCAAACATTATTACCGAATTTTTCACGATACTTATCAACTATTTGTTGTGTTGTATATTGGTTTCTCCAATAGTAGCCTCTTTCATTTTTGAATTGACTATTAGCCTCATTATCAGATAATACAATGATTCTATCAACCTTCATATCATCACTAATCATCTTTTTGATTGGAGCTGAAATATCAGTTCCGCCACCACATCCACATAATTCATTTGCTGTTGATAAAATATTACTATTATTAGAAATTAACTTTCTATATGCTGATGTATCAAATAAATAAATTACTGATTCATCACAAATTCTAGTTGCCATTACTCCTAATAATGAAGCAATATCATTACATTTAACATCAGAATCACGAGAAATTGTGTCAGACATAGAAGCTGAACGGTCGATACAAATTGCTGTTCTTCCTGGGATTCTCTTCATGTTTTCTACTGAATAATCCATAGCTTTTTCTAATACTGCTAATGGCTTGTTAGTGATATTTCCCATTTTAGATAATTCCTTATATGCTGAATAGAATCTAAATGGTAATTGCTTGCTCTTTAATACCTCATCCTTATCAGCTAATTTTTCATATACCTTATTGATATTCTTAGGATTAGCGTTGATGATGTTTCTTAAATTTCTTAAAGCTGCCATATAACCTAATTGATTCTTTTCAATTAATTGTTCCCAAGTTTCCTCATTATTACCCTTAGTAGATACCTCAGTTTCCCAACGAGTTGCTGTGGCAAGATTATCATTTAAAATCTTGTTAAATAATTCAGATTGTTCCTTATTGCTTGGCTTAGCGTGTGTAAGTTGTAAAATATCCTTAAACTTAACGTTCTTAGAACCACCATTGTACTTTGAAATTTGAAATTCATTGAATTTCTTTAATCCGTCAGCTAGACCCTTCTTTAAACTATTTGGGATTGGCTTACCAAATGTTCCTAAATAGCAAGCTAAAATTTCAGTTAAATCATCAGGTCTTTCAACCACATACTTCATTGTTTCTCTTACATATTTCTTACCTGATTCAGAATTAGCTAAAATACAAGTTAAAACATGTGTAATACTTCTTAAATGGAATTCTTTTCTAGCATAAATCGCTAAATTAGCAACAAATCTAGCATCCTTAGAACATACTTCCTTAGCTGTTTCTAAGATTTCCTTTGAATTATCTCCATAATACTTTGCTTCATTGTAAAATGTAGATAATACTTGTGTCATAAGTTTTTCTTTGTTACCCATTGCATAAGCAACATGACCAGACTTATTAACTGTTTTGTTTGTGTTTGTTTCATTAAATTTGCTCATTATATTTACCTCCTGTCATTTAATGAATTAAAAAAGCTACCAATTAAGGTAGCTATTTTTTTATATTAATCAGAGAACAGCGTTAAGAGCGATATACCTATTTTCAATAGCCCCATGATAAAGAGGTGTTTCCACCTCTGATTTTTTAATTTGGAGGGGCTAGCTGGATTCGAACCAACATTACTTTTGTTTCTAAAACAAACCGAAGTAACTCTCAACTACACTACTGATTGATATTAATTTAACTACCCAGAGAAAAGCGTAAACAGACGAAATCATAAAGTGCTCTACCAATTGAGCCATACATCCCACCGGATATAGTTGGATTCGAACCAACAACCACTTGCTTAACAGGCAAACGAAGTAACTGTTTACAACACTACTGGATTTAATTTTTAATGGTTGCAGGGGTCAGACTCGAACTGACGGTCTTCTGGGTATGAGCCAGACGAGAACTCCAACTTCTCTACTCTGCAATTTATGATAATGGGAGAATAAGCGAAAACAGTCATTTTTTTGGTTATTTATGCAGGACTCGAACCTACTACTTTTAATTCCTGAAATTAACGCTCTACCAGATGAGCTAATAAATAGAAGTAACTGTTTTCTACACTACCCATTATAAACTTTTTTAGTAAGTTGAAGGATAAGCGATAAGAGGTTATACTGCTGGGGTTGAACCAGCTATGCAGAAGTTAGAGTTCTGTGAATTAACCGTTTTTCGAAGTATCTCTCATCTACACTATCAACTTACAGCTATATTATATACTATGAAGAAAATATTGTCAAGTAGTTTTTTAATATTTTTTCATATTTTTATTTGGCGGGGCCGGAATGATTCGAACATTCATTAAAGGAGTCAAAGTCCTTTGTACTAACCGTTATACGACGGCCCTATTTATGGACCACAAGACGAGAATCGAACTCGCACCCTCAGTTTGGAAGACTGAAATACTAACCATTATACTACTTATGGATATGGTCGTGAAGGTAGGACATTGCACCTACAAGGTCTTAAGACATCAGTTTTACAGACTGACCCGCTACTATTTACGGTCTACTTCACGATTATTGGCGCTGACTGAGGGATTCGAACCCCCAAGGCTGTTACACCCGTCGGTTTTCAAGACCGATACATCCACCACTCTGTCAAGTCAGCATTTATTTATGGCGTGGACGATAGGACTTGGACCTACACATCAGATTACTCCGATTACTGGCAGTTTAGCAAACTGCTCCCTTACCATTAGGGTTACATCCACATATTTTATGGTGCCTTTACCCCGGTTCGAACAGGGATTGATGGTTTACAAGACCATTGTACTATCCTGTTATACTATAAAGGCATTTTTGGAGGGTAGAATCAGATTCGAACTGATGACATATAATAGGGTTGCGGCCTATCGTGTTAAGCCTCTTCACCATCTACCCATATGGCACACCGTAAGAGACTCGAACTCCTAACCTATCGCTTA